TCATATTTTTGCTCCTTCCTTTTTTATGGTTTGATAGCCGATCAATGAGTCATAGTGGATACGGTAGCTGCTGTTCGCCAAACTGTTGTCGAGCGATTTGACCGCTCCGCTTTCATCAACCAGTGCCACGCGCAGCATGACGCTTTCTTCATATTCGGGCCTCCCCAGGTAAAAATAATCGCCGAGCCAGTTGATCCGTGTTTTATTAACGACGTCCGGAGCGAGATAATCAGCGACTTTCAATGTGTTTTGCATCAGCATTGCGCTGATCTCGTGCCATTGCTTGCGCTTGAGGGAACGTCCATTATGCGGGACCCATAGCCTCTCGTTATCCAGCAAGGTAACCCATGTCCCTTTCGTTAGCGGGTCGTGCTGATAGGTGCGAATCAGGAGCACTTCAGTGGATTCCAAGTCGCTGTGGCGCGTTTGGGCTTTTTCTTCCGGCTGCGTGGTGCCGCCTTTCGATAGCCCATGCAACGCCAGGCGTTCAAGCCGGGCTCGCATGACCTCCACCTGGTGCAGGTGCCGGGCCATATGCTCGCCCTCCTCTTGCGCGGCATAGGTCGCTTCGATCAGCTCGCGAATCTGGCTTGGCAAACGAACTTGATTAATGCCCTGCCAGACTGCCAGGCTGCGGCAAAGCACATATGGTGCGTAAATCTTCGACGTCGCGCCAAATGCCAGTTCGGGGGATATGATTGCCTCTGCCAGATCGGGCGAGAGTATCCAAGCCTCGCACTGGGCGCCGTATGGGCGCCGGGTTTCCATGTGTCGCCATAAACGCCCCAGCCTTTGCAGAAGCATGTCGGTAGGGGCGATACGGGTAACCAGGAAATCGACGTCGATATCCAGAGATTGTTCGAGCACTTGCGTGCCGACGAGAATGCGCCCCTGCCGTGTGCGGGCCTCGGCACCGCCTTTGCCAAAACAGTTAACCCATGCATCTTCATTGGCGGCCCGATCGGTTTTGGTAAAGCGCGAATGCAACAGGCCGCACTTCACCTCCATTCCACTGGTGCGTGCGGCGAGCTTCCGGTAGAGATCCTGCGCCTCCTTTACGGTGTTTTCTATCCACAGTACTTGCTGGCCTTCTTCAGCCCGACGCAAAACCTCATCAATAGCGTCGGTTTCGAAGCGATGAGCAATGGTTACTGAAATATCGGGAATTCGTTCCACGGATATTTCTGTGAAACCACCATCCTTAGGCTGTGCGGTAATCAAAGGGTAAGGACTCAGAGGGCAAGCATTACCCTGTGGCGCGATGCCCAGCAATTTGGCCCTGCGCTCCTGCGTCAGCGTGGCGCTCAGGATAATGACGGTGCATCCCAGTTGGCGCAGCGCTCTAACGAGCGCATCCAGAATCGTGCCGGTAAAGCTGTCGTATGAATGCACTTCATCCAGTATCACCACTTTGCCTGCCAAGCCGAAGGTGCGGACAAAGCCGTGTTTGACATTCATCACCGCCATGAGGGCCTGGTCAACCGTACCCACGGCAAATGGCGCCAGAATGCCACGCTTTCCTTGCGCAAACCAAGCGCCGCCGGGGTTACCCTCCTCGCCCATTTCGAACTGCTTCAGCCATGCGTTGCCGTGGACCAGCAAGGCCTGCTTATGAGGCGAGTCGTCCTCCAGAATTTGGCCCAGGAATGCATTGACCCGCTCATGGATTTTGTCCGAAGTAAGTTGGGTAGGCAGCGCGAAATAAATGCCCGTGGCCAGTTTTTTTTGCAGTAATTGATAAGCCGCATACAGGGCAGCCTCGGTTTTTCCCAATCCCATCGGGGCTTCGAGCACATACACGCCAGGCTGATCCGCCGCCTCGATCAGCCTGATTTGAGCGGCTTTAGGTGCAAAGCCGAATACTTCGAGGAAACTTGAACCGGATTTCAGCTGTGGCTGCATAAATCCGGCGGAATCCAATGCTTGTTCGATTTTGAGCCGCCAATCGCCGTCGGGGTCTTCAAATAGCGAGCCTGATCCGATCCAGTCGGAGACCGTGGTGAGCCCGGCGAGCACGCGCGCCTGCAACGCATCCTTCACGATAGGAAAATTGGTATTCAGTGTCTGTTTGAGTTGCGCCAGCAATTCGATGCGTTGCGCTTGCCAGGACTCGCCGCCAAATACTTCGCTGACAGCTTGGTAAGCAGCTAAATTTGGCGAAAATCCATGATGCTGGCCCAGGATTTCCGGAATATATTTTCCAACGTTCCGAGCTTCCGCTGTCGCTTGGCTGACGCCGCCGTGCCCTCCCCAGCATTTCTCGGCCTCAGCGTTATGCGCCTTCACCGATGAAAGCACGGCATCATCTTTTCGAGAAAGCGCGGAATAAATTTTCTTCTGAAAAGTCGGGCTGACCTTTCCGATATCATGGGCAGCAGCGATCAATTCAGCGCCATCTGGAAACAATTCCGCCCGCAACCAATTCGGCATTCGCATCATCATCGCCCGCGCCACTTCACCCACGATGTTGCAATGGCTCAGCACCAGCCTTCCGGGTAATATGGCGCCTTCATCCGTTTTTCGTGACTTTGCCAGGCAACGGTTTAAAGGCAAAGGTAAGGAATCAGATGATTCAGATGATTTTTGAATACGGGGCCCACGCATTTATTCGTCCTGCAGGAGACAAACGGTCGGGCTGAACGCGAATGGGAAACCCGGTCGTTTTGCCCATCTTGACACCAGGTCACATCTCCAAAGCATGAATGGATCCCTTGAATAGAATTCAATAGCATTGAAATACGCCTCCCATTTTCAGCGAGAGGGACCATCCAGCCAGTCTGCCACGCTTTTGCGAAGCCTCATCTTACGTACTTCGAAGATAATGACTATTGGACTTTGGTACACCTGCCGAGCTAAGGGGGATAGAGATAATGCTGACTTGCAAGCTGAACGGCGGAGCAGGAGCTGCTATTGCTATCGAGGTGGGAACAAGGTAAGCGACAAAGTGAAGCAAACCTAGGCAATACAATGATTTTTGGGTGTGATAAAATCAAACGCGTTTTCAGTTGAAGGCTTTCCTTTTGTATCGTCATATAGCGGGAACGCAGGGGGAAAGTTCAATCAAACTTTGTCTGGAAATAATGAATAAAATCTATTGCCCGGATGGTGAAATTGGTAGACACAAGGGACTTAAAATCCCTCGTAGAACGAGTATCCATGCGGGTTTCAGCGATTACTGCCCAGAAAATGCACCGACTTCCTTATTTTCTCTGTTAAAAACCCTCGAATTTCGAGGGAATTAGAACGCCTTCTCAGATGGCCCTGCTCATCCTCTTCTTCATCGCATTCCTCGCCCTGGTAGCGATAGCCCCGCACCAGTTCATGCAGATACTGTTGGCGCTGACATGGTTCGGCATGGGGCTATCGGTCATCTATACGCTACTGGCGGGCCTCTTGTCGTAACTCCTTTACTCGAACGTTAAAGCCCGTCATGAGCTTCGTAATGCGTTCCTCAACGGCTTTCACTTGTTCATTGGGCGCGTCTTTCTCAATCAGTTCCGATTTCATCTTTCGCTGCTTGGATACCAGTCGCTCGATCAGATTGGCGCGCACAACAAGCCGATGCTCCGGATTCTCGGCTTTAAACTCATCGATCGGCAAACGATCCTTCCGCCTTCCTTTAAGTTCAGCTTCTAGTTCATTGATTCGTTTAAGGTTGGAGTAGAAGGCGTTGCCTTGGCTAGATGAGTTTTCACTGTTCCCATAGAAGCGCCCGACCAGCGGGATCTTGTGCGGCGGCAAATCCTCACCGGTCAGCACAGCCGCAACCGATTGCTGCGCCTTCCCTGATTCGCGCCCTACTCCACCGGTTACCTGCCCAGCAAGATAATCAATTTGATCTGCAGTTGGACTGAATACACCCGGTACATACTTATTTCCGCCGGAGATAGTATTGATCGCTTCCGCTATCCATTTTGCCGGATCGCTGGCGGTATTTTTGTTTCGAGAAAATCCGGGTGTCGGGGATAGCTTGTTGAAATCCTCCTTGGCTATCGGCTTCCCGGTCCAATCCTTGTTTTCGGATAGTGCGACAAGCGAATCGATCGCGGTAGGCGCGATGGTCTGAATAGAGAATCCCGCGCTACCGATTGGATTGAACGCTTCAGCGAATACCGCGGCGAGTCGCATAGTATGGTCTGCCGGCTTCTTGAAACCGCCCATGGCAAACTCGGTACTAATGCGCCCTATGTTCGGGATAGCGTGAAAGCCGAGCGGCATTGGAATGGTTACATACTTCTTGTCACCTATCGGAATGATCAGGCTGCGCTCGCGCACGAACTCAGGCGGCTCGTCATCATCGAATCCAGCGGCAGCGAGTGCAAGCGCTTGAACCGCGCCGAGCGTGATCCCACCAGCGATGATTTGCTTCCCGGCCTTATTGAAGCGGAATGTTTTAATATCCCCTTTTTCCATGGTCGTCATGGTCTCGCCGATGCGCGCGGTTCCTTGCATGGCAGCATTGAAGAATGCATACAAGGCCCCGGCTTGCTGGCCAGAAGAGCCTTTCCGATTGAAATTAACTGAAATATTTTTTGCAATGCTCGCCGCCCGCGCCTTGCTCAAGCCTTTATCGATCGCTACCTTATAAACCGACAGCCGCATTGCCCCTTCCAGCGTTTGGTTGTAATCAGATAGCCAGTCGAACAACCACCCTGCCCGCTTCTGAGCGATGGCCAGCGGAACTTTCAGGGCCCCGCCGGCGGTAAATATCTTTCCCAAACCGCTATTCATCCAGGCAGTCGGATCCAGTTCGCGCTTGATTGCATTTGCCCGATCCTCGCTGGTTTTGAACAGGTCGCGGTAACCGGTCATGCCGCCTTCTTTCTGCATCTCATCCCATAGGGCGGCCATGGTAGACGTTGACTGATTGCCTTTGCGTTCGCCCCGGGAGGATGCATAAATAGCGCGAATGGCCGGGAGGATATTGCCGAGCACCGCAGCCTTGTGTCCGGCGATAGGCGTAGACGAAAGATTGAGCAAAGAAGCCTGCAAGTCGCGCGTCAGGTTAACGATACCAAAGACCGGATTGTACTGAGTGTTGATCGCGGCAAAGTAGCGCGTGACCTTGGCAGATACGCCCATCAGCCCCTCGAGCTGCGAAGCATCCAGATTCTTGATTGCCTGGGCCATGCGCATAGCTCGTTCGTCGTTCTCGTTGAAGATCACGGCTCGCTCAGTTACCCGCCCCTTGCTATCGACAATCTTGGATACCACTACATTCGCTCGTTCTTTATATCGAGGGTCGGCGCGCTCAACCACCTGCCCGGTCTTTTCGTCGTAATGACGCTGGGGAACGTTTTCTGTGGTCCAGAATTCATCATTCGGATTCAGTTTCGCCAACCCGTAGAGCGAAACGGCAACCCTGTTCTTTTCCCCGCGCACAATCGCCCTCTCACGCTGCAAAGCGATGTTGGCCAGAATATCAACCACGGCACGTTTCGAACCGGTCCGATGCTTTGCCTCTTTCCCTTTAATGGAAAAGCCCTGCCCGATACCCATGCCGCCATCTTTATCCTCGCGCATGAGCGGCACATAAAACTTGAACATCTGCGCCCAGCTATCGGCCTCTGCCTGGCTGATGAGCCCATAGGAAACGTACAGGTCGCGGGTCTGGGAAATGATGTCATCGACCTTCTTCGCGGTCTGCTCGAGCTTACGTTTCTTATCGGCTGGCAGATTGGCAAAGTAATCCCTGGCCTCCTGATTCGTCATGCCCGAGCCGCCGTCGGGCATATTGGGGTCACGTTGAGCGATAAGCGCGTTAGCCTCTTGCGCGTGCCGAGCGTGCAGGTACTTATCCAGTTCATCGATCGACAGGCCGCGCAGCTTCAGCCCGGCGATGAGCGGCTTGAGTTCGCTGTTTACGAAATCCTTGGTGCGCTTCGCCGATCTTCCATGGAATAGCTCTTCTTGCAAATAGGCGTCAAACTTCTCGGCGAGTTGCTGTCCAGACTCACGCACGGACTCCATAACGCGCTTCATGTCGATATGTTTATTCTGGAGTGAGTAGATTAGGTTATCGAGCTTTGAGGGCTCTGGCGCGTCCCATGATGCGTTGCCGCCGGGCTGGGGTGGCATGCGGCTGAACATCGTGCCATCCGACGCATCCCTATAAACCTCCGCCTGTTTCTCATCGAACAGCGATACCTCGTTCTCCGCCATGCCCACAACTTCCGCCCCGGCCACCAATTGCTCTACCATGGCATCAGTAAATGTAATGTCGAACTTTTCCGAGATCCACTGCTGAATGAAGCGCACGAGCTTCTTCCATCCGTTGAGCGCCCTCACCCTGTCAATGGACATATCGGCGAGAACTTCCTCGACAGCCGTTTCCTTGGACATGCCAGCATGTGCTTTCATCATCCTATCGGCGGCATCGCGCACGCGCTTATTCGTGGCGTATATTTGCCGCATGATCGGATCAACGTCCGCACCGAACATCTTTCTCAGGCCCCGGTGACGCGCCTCATGCATGGTAACCATAGCCACTTCAAACGCATCATTTAGCTGATCGGCAACCAGCCAGATTTCATCCGTTGTCGGGAGATAAACCCCGCGCACGCCTCCTGCTTTCTGAGACTTGATCTGTTCCTTTATTTTCTGAGGGAGATCATTCTGAGTAGCGGCAATATTGATCTTCTTGAACCCGGCTTGTTGCAAGGGCTCAATGAATTTCTTGACGTCAGAAACAGAAAGGCCACCTTGTTTGGCGGCCTGTTTGGATTTAGCGGATGCTGCTTTTAGTCGATTACGGGTTTCTGCTATTTGAGCTGCATCGCGGCTGAACTTCGGAGATTCGCTTTTCCTCGCGCTCTTTTCCTTATACGCCTGCAGGCGAGATTTGAATGACCTTGTATCTACGCGACTGAAAGAGACCTTTCCTCCCAAGGGGTCGGCCTTGAAGACACGCCAGATAGATTTACGTAGTCTTCCCAGTTCGGCTCTTTGCCCACTTTGAGAGATTCCTCCATTCCCAGATACATCCTGTCCACTTGCCCCGTGTTCGCTGCCCAACGGTGGACGCCCTCCGGCAAAGGACCAAAGGCTTCGTGATATTTCCCCAGTAACTGGGTTAATTGAGAACCGGAATATTTCATTGAATGCTCCATAAGCTGTTGGCAAATAGCGCTGCATCCTTGCAGGCTCACCGAAATATAGTACAGCAAGCCGCGCAAAAAGTTCAGCTTTTTTAACCGAGTCGGACAAACTGTTGTCGCCAAGAGGGTAAGATAGAAATTCCGTATAAGCGCTTTTATCGTCGTAATGGCTAATGACCTCCTGAGCTATATCGCCAGTCTTTAAATCCAGTCGTTTACTGGATGCGCTCAGCGTCCGGTCGCCCGACAAGACATCAACGGCATGGAATAGCTCTTCTGCCAGATACTGGGCGCCCTCAGACCTTGGGTATTTCCAGTCCCTCGAAACCTCCAGCGTACGACTTTCTGGCACAAATCGAGCCGGGTTGCCAGCCCTGAGTTTCACATAAGCAATTTGCAGCCCAAGGCGCAGCCCGGTTATTTCTTCTGCATCGGCCAGCGCTTGCTTTGCAGTCCCAATCTCATGCCCGAGTGCGGCGAAGCGTTCAAATGACGAACTGGCGGCCTGAGTCTCAAGCGCCTTCGGCTTCACCGCCTCCGCAATCTTCCGCAAAATCTTAGCTGATTCCATATCAGCCTTCTCGAACGCCTTGGCGTGCAGGCGGAAATATCTATGCTCGACAGTTGATGCCTCCCGCTTACCTTCCATTACTTCTTTGGCGCGCTCAATTGCTTTGGACAAGTCTTTCCCGCCCTGTTTTGCAGGGGCGCGGCGTTTGATTAACGATTCCAGATGGGCGCGAATAGGATGTGATTCTTGCGCATTTATTTCGCTAGAAGAATCTGCACTTCCCGGTTCTGGATGAATCACTGGATGACGCTCAACCACAATATCTTTATCGAACGAGGGAAACGTTCTATGCGTACGCGGTGCCTCAGTGTTTACCCAATTTCCGGCGGCATCCTTTTTTACTGTTTGGACAGTAACAGACCAGTTATTGTCGCTCTGATTGAACGATAAGACCCGCTCATGATTTCTCCAATAACTATTTCTGATGATATTGCCGGGCCGGAAATGATCTTCCAGGTTTGCTCTAATTTCCTTCTTCTTAGGCTTTAGAGCCTTCTTTGCAGGCTGTACAGCTCCGGCTTCCTCTGATACGCTTTCATTCCCTGCGGGAGATTGCGCCTCACGTGATTTATCTTCGATAGAAGGTTGTTGCGTGGGGCGGGTTTCCCTTGCAGGACCGATGGCTTGCGTTACGGGGATTCCCGTATCGGTCGTAACTGATTGATTTTTATTCGATGTCGGAATCACGACATCGGCCTGGGTTTTAATTCCATCGAATTCTCGGGAATTAGCCGCCCGCTCAGCCATCGCCTCACCAACCGGCCTGACCTCAACGGATCCATGCTCCCCCGCCACGCCAGCCGCAGCCTGCTCCACTTCCGGCCTTCCATCGGTAGCCACGTCCTGGATCACGGTGCCGTTCGCGTCCCGCGCAGTGACAACCTGATCCGTTCCCGGCTTCTCATCGATGCCATAGCCCAGCGCCTCGCCCATGCGGTTATCGAGGGCGGCTTGTAGCGTAGCGTCATCGCGATACAGAAGAGTGCCCCGGCCCGGTATCTCGGCGGCTTGAACGCCTTCAGGCAGGGAATGCGGCATAGGTTCGCCGGGTGTCAGCAACACGCCAGGCTTACGGCCTTCTGCGAGGGCATCCATTTGCGCGTTGAGCGTTTCGATGCGCTCGGGAGTGGGGGCATCAACCATATTAATGGCGTCGTTAACATGGCTTGGCTCATCAAACACGCCATCCTGAATCGCATCAGAAGCCGCCTGCCGCGTTTCCCGTATTTCGTCTGCCTTATCCCGTCCGGTAGAAATGATGCGGTCTACGGCTTCGCTGGCTGATTCTGGGGCATCCGCAACGGAAGGATCAACGCCTTCAGTCGCGCGACGATTCAATTCAGTTTGAGCCGCAGCCTTCGCGCGTTCGCCGCCACGGTTCGAGGTGTATTTTAGGACGCCATCGGAGACTTCGGTTACTGGTTTGCCGAGGATTGTTTTAACGTGCTCAGCATTTTCCTGTCGGCGAAATACCGCGCCCGTTCCACCGCCAAGAACCCCGCCGCCAATAGCACCCATGGCGCCACCGAACAGCGTTTCATCTATATTCTCTGGCGTAGTCGGGTTTTCGAATGAGGCAAGTTGCTCAACGGGATTCTGAACAAGCTCTTCAGCGCCTTCGATTGCGGCACCCTTCACTATCCCTTTGCCGATCGATCCCTTCAGCGTGGTAGCCGCAAACTTCTCAGCCAGCTTCGCCCTGCCCTCTTTCGTCATCGCAGCAAGTGCCCAATTCTGCGGACCAAAGCGGGATTCGATAGCGCCTACGGTTGCAGCGCCCAGCGCAGCAACGGCCTTGGATTTAGCTGAATCCTGATTGTCTGGATCAGCCAGAATCTGCTTGTCACGGATTCCACCAAAGGAAGGCAGAGCGGCAATAGCGGCAGGTCCAAGCCATGACACAACCTGTCCGGCAGCGGCAACCAGTGGCGCAGCGGGACCGGCCAATGGAGATAATGCGGTGATGCCCTGCCCTACTGCCCTTGCCCCGACAATACCGGCCATCGATGAGGCGGCATTGCCTGTTGCTTCAGCCACGGCGGTACCGGGCTTGTCGGCAATATCCTCAAGGCTATTTACTGCCGTGGGATTGGCGTCGATGATTCCCTGCCCAGCGCGCTTGAGAGCGTTATCTTGGCCGACTCCGGGGATGAAGTCGGCCGCGGCTTGGCCAGCGCCTTTGATGCCAGCGCCGGCTGCACGCTTGGCAGAGGCGATAAAACCGCCTTGTTCATTGGGTATGGCCGGTTTCTCGGGTTCAGCAGGCGCTCCATACTTGGACGAAAAAAAACCGCCCAGGTCGGCGGTTTCATCTTCGGTTCTGATAGCGGAATTTCCAGCGCCACCGTACTTTTTAGCAAACAGATTGCTGAACTCGTCTAAACCTTCTGGCATATCATTATCCTTTTATCTACTAAACGCTTGATCTCAATCTAAGCGTTCCTCGCCACAATGGCTTGAATCTCAGCCTCAAGTTTTTCTCTGTCGCTTGGCGTAAGGTTCGACGCGGTAACCTCGTGATGCAATTCTTTCAATCGAAGTTGATCCATGGGGTTAAACCTTGCTTGGTGAATCTGCTCTTGCTGTGGGGTGCGGCGTTGCGCAATCCCGCCGGGACTTGGATTCACTGCCGGAGACTCCCTTGATTCCCCAAGCGGCGCGGCGTTGGCTTGCGGTGCCGGTCGAGGCGTATCAAGTCTGCCCTGAGGTTTTGCCGTCGGTTTGCCGCCGCCGAAGCGCTGTTGCAACTGCTTTGCCCATTGGCTCATCGCCGGTCCATTACCAAGCGGAGCGGTGCGTATCATGTCAGTTAGCGCATGTTGCTCTCGTGCCGTTAAGTCGCGGCCGCCGAGCATATCCGATACTGCTTGTTCGGCATCAACCGAAAGGCTTGAATATGTCATGCGTTTCTGTGGGTCAACGAACGGCTTTCCATCATCGCCCGTAACAGAACTTAGCGCGTCCAACGCGGAATCTCTGCGCTTGATTGCAGCGTCTATTTTTTCCGGTTTGTCGCTACCAACGCCCATGCGATCATAACGACCTGCCCGCGCCGCGGCTTCATTGGTTTTTGCTCCCAAGTAGTAAGCGCCCATCGCCCTATTCTTTAATGCGCTCGCGTCATTGTCGCGCGCACTGGCATCATAGTTCCGAACCTGAGCATCAGATACACCCCTTCGCCCCTCTGATTCATTCCGCTTCAGTTGGTGTTCGAGGTATTTCTCAGGGTCAAAGGTCGTTTGCAACAGGTCTCCCAGGTCCATTTCTTGCTCACCCACGCCAGCAATATTTATCTTCCACTTATTGCCATCTATTCTTGTAGGGCGATCTGCCAACTCTATGCCGCCCCTCTTCAAAAAAGGGATGGCTTCGTCCACTTGCCCGCGCATCAAATGCATAACGCCATCCGCCAAGCCGCTCTTTTTCGCTGAGTAAGCACGCTCCAGCCACGGCGTCATTTCTTTGCCGATACCCATTTGATGAAAGACCATGCTGATCTGGTCTAACTTGTCGGCATCAAGCGTGCCACTTACCATCGCCTTCATCAGTTTTTTCTGCGGGCTGAGTTGTTCTGGCTCTTGAGCCTGCTGGCTTTGTTGTAGCTGCTGGCGCTGTGCCTTTTGCTGGCGGTCAAAATCCCCTAGGCTCATGCTTGACGGCTGCTCGCTGTTAAGCGACTGCATCTGCCTGGGAGTTCCTAGCCCCGCTTGCGCAAAAGCCGCATCTGGTATTCTTGCCACACCTCCTTCAGCAAACCCCTTAGGCTTGGACGATGAAAGCCCGCCCCCCATATTCGCGTTTTTGAATATTCCGCCATTGACATACCTTGAGTCCAGCATTGCCAGCCCGCCACTGGCGAAACCTCTAATTCCATAATCTGGGCGCTGCTCTGGCGGAAGTAGAGCCGATGACTGCTGCGGGTCAGCTATCTGCCCGCTTCCGTCCGTCTTGAATTGAAGCGCCGCCCCCCCTCCTGCCGGAGTGAGCAGATCGCCAACCATTTGCCATCCGTTCTTTATCTTGTCCTTATCGAACTGAAATTTCTCCTTATCTAATTCATATCTTTTATTCTCCAAATCCATCAAACCGCCTTGGTGTTTGATATTCCGCCCAATCTGGAGCCCGCTCGCCAGTCCGTTTGCCATTCCACCTGCTAATGCGCCAAAATTCATGGTTTATTCCCCTTTAGTGTTTAGCCAACATTGACAGCCCGCCCCTGGACCCACCCGCGCCCCGCCCCGCCGCCCTGCCCTTGCTTTTTTCCAGCATCATCAGGCCGCCAGCGTTAAGTCGATGCACCGCATCTTCTCCGATCAACCCCACGGCTTCCTTGTTCAGCACCGCCTCACCATTCGATAAGCGGATAGGCTGAACGCCTTCGATACTTGCCGGAATGGAATCGCTTGTCCCGGTACCCGGCCCCTCGATCATGCCGCCTTCTGCGTACCCACTGCGCCTCAGCATGCCCAATCCGCCAGAAGAGGCGTTTGGTCTGGAGAGCGGTTTCCCGGACAAGCCGTGCGCTGAGTTGTTTTTGATCACGCCGCCCTTGCGCAACATCATGGCCGCCGCACCGCCGGCGGTTCCGAGCAGACTTCCTATTCCCGCCATTGATTGAGCCTTCATCTGCTGGTCCTGGCTCCAGGCGTTCAGTTGATTTCCATACAGGTTATTCATCAATCCGCCCGCTGAATTATTCCCTGCTTGGGCGCCTCCAAACCAATTCACCGCAGCATTGGTGCCGGCATTGTTTATATTCGCGCCAGCGGCCATATTTCCAACGGCAGAGTTTCCGCCGTTCAGAGCGAGCGAGTCCGCAGCAATTCCCGTATTTGGCATATTCCTCCCGAACTGCGCTGCGCCGGTACGTAGTGCCACCCCCTGCTGTTCAGTGGCGCGCCGTGCGCCGTTCATCGCGCCCGCTGCATCCCTTGCCAAACCAAGGTTAGTTTCATTTTGTATCGCTTGGAATCGGCCAGAATTGGGATTGATCCCCATCCGCTCCATTCCGCGCTGGTTTGAGTCGAGCGCACCTTGGTAGCTCTTCCTCACATCTCCAGCCGCTTGACTGGCCATGCGTTCCTGCCGCTCCGGTGAGTCCCAATTGTTAGCATCGTCCACCATTTTCTCTTCGATGGGAGCGAAGAGGTTTTTGTATATATTCCACTGACTTTCAGCGCGCGCCGCGTTCGTGTCCGCAGAGTCGATCTGCTGCTGCACCACTTTCTCTATTAATGGATCTTGTTGCGCCGCACGGTCTTTATTCCAAGCTAAAGTGTCCCGCGCAACTCCCGCCATTTCTTTCGATATTTCTGCGTTTGCCATTGCGGACTGCCCCACAAGTGGATCGGCCTTCGGTGGCTTCGAACTACACATAACTATTTCTCCTTTTTTAGGCATAAAAAAAGCCGCTAGTGGCGGCTTGGTGGTTTTTTGCGAGTTCAGTATCGGTACGGCCTTGAAACGTTGTTATTCATGCTGTCCCAATGTTGCTGCTGGCGCGTTTGATCTATGGATTGCTGCATTTGCTGTTGCTGCATCATTCGATCTTGATGCATGCGCTGCGCTTCCATTTGCTGCATTTGCTGCTGCTGCATCTCTTGTGTTCGCCGCTGAATGCTCGGATCAAACCCGTAGTTATTCCCATAAGATTGCGCGCTTGATGCAACAGGTAGCGCGAGCGCTACAGCCACCGCGGCGATTGCAATGATATTTCCCATTCTTCTCCTCCTTTGGTTAAATTCTGCGCAGGACAGGAATTATAAGGTTTCTCTGCAATCCAACTCCATTGGACTGAAGTACGTCCACTCCTGCTGACTGGGGCTCTTTCACTCAATATATCGTGGCTCCATAAGCCTCAAATATCTTATCTTCGTTCGCCTGAAGCATAGGCGAAACAACCAATGCTTTAAGATAATCCGGTTGGCCGATAAACCAATTCATGAATTTTTTTGACGCAAGAAGTTCGGCCCTACCTTCAGCCGTTTGGTGCGACGGAAACATATCTTCTATGTAGTCACCAAGCGAACTCCCACTCTTGCCACCATATTTATCCGCAAAGAACTCTCCGTAGTCTTTTCCTGTTCGGTTAGTTGGCTCTGAGCGTGCCGCAGGAATGGAGCGATCATATCTATAATTTTTGGCAACTCTCGCAAATCGCGCCCATTCACCCTTAAGTTCAGATAACTTAGGAAATTGCTTGCGGCAGCTTCTTATAAGAATGCCCATTCCTGCTTCTGTTTTTGCTTCTCTGGCAGCCTGATCGCGACATTCCTCAAAGGAACTAGGCCCCCACAAATTAAACCCCGTAAGCAAGAACACACTTAGCGCCCCCACACAAACCAATAAGCGCCGCATAGCAAAGCCCCCGCTGTTGAGTCTGTGTATTCTATCAGACCCAACAGGGAGGCAACTTAAACCTTAGTTGTGTTTCGATGCGCTCGTTGATCTTGGCTTCTTTAGAGCGGCGCCGCTGACCTCTGGCATTTCATCTTTCCCGTATTTCTCCGCGAGCCAGGTGATGCCTTTTGGCGTTACCCTCGTCTGGCGGAATCCGAAGCCGTCATTTTCCCCGGTCTTTACTTCAAACCTGCCGGCATTAATGTGCTCTTGGTACGGTAGCCAGACCCCGCGCATGAAGATCACGCCATCCTGCTCAAGCTGCTTCGTAAATGCACGAGGCCTCCATCCGATGATCTTGGCAACGTCTGTAATGCACTGGCTTGTTCTTGCGTCAACGTATCGTTCTACAAAATCGAGGGCGGGCTTGGCGGCTTCCAATTGAGCCACGGCAACTTCTCGGGCTTCGTACTGCTCCGCCCAGGCTCTTGCAGCTACTGCGGGCTTAGTGAAGTCTGGCAGCGATGGCGCATTCGCGGTTTTCTGCTCAAGCTCAGTCATCCGGTCGAATACTTTGGCCTGTAAGTCGTAGCTGTAGGACATGGCCATCAGGCAAGCCTCGCGCTTAAGGAAGCGATAGCAGGGCTTCTCACGATTCAGGCTGTCAAAATAGATGGACGAAAAATTTCGTTCATCTTTTCCAAGGACTTTAGGAACCTTCACCAAGAAATCCGCATGCCGCAATTCAGCTTCTTCCGGCTTACGCTGGCCGTTGATGAATTCCACAAGCTCAAGACTGGACATTGTGACGTCGGAACGTCCTTCAACTTTAATGAGTTCGTTCATGCCAGCACCTTTTTCAGTAATTTGGCCTTAAGCGTTTCAATCATGCCCAAACAGGACAACGTGGATTTTCCCGCTATTCCTATAGCCTCTGTACTAAACGTCTTGTTGCTGTTTATTTCGACATAAGCGAGGCCAATATTCTCTCCGCGCTCAGCTCGGCGCAGCAGCTCTCGCATCGAATCGACATAATCCGATTTGGGCGCTAGTGTGGAGGCTAGTTTTAAACTAGGTGTGGCGAGTTTCAGGGCAGGTTTTACGGCTGGCGCGGTTGCGCCTTTGGATTTGGACATGGTGAAACTCCTTGTTAAGCGGTTTGAGTTTTCCGCTCCCGACGTCAATCGGGTGGGCGGAATCGCATGGGTTGACGTGCCGGAACAAGGGAACCGGTGAGCATTTCTGCTCCCCACACGACCCGCCCATAAAGGGGTAGCCATGCTACAGGCGTAAAAAAACCGCTTTCCAGCGGTCGCCCGCCCTGTTTCCGAGACGTCAATCTCGACCGCTGAATGTTCAGCGGCAAGTGAACAATACATATTTGCATTCCTTATGTCAATGATTTTCGGAAATAAAAAAAGCCGCTTCATTGAGCGGCCTCGTGCTTTCAGACTCGGTACGTTTAATCCAGCACTTTCATCAATCCGTTTTCCACGTGTGAATACCCAAGCGCTTGAAAGAACCGGCCCGCTGTATTCACGGTCTTGACGGTAATATTGATTTCACGTGCTCCCAACTGTTTCAAAGCGCTTTCCACGTAAGCAACAAACTTGATTGCCGCCCTACCTCGGCGGGCTTCGGGCAACAAATACAGCGTGTCCTCAGTAGCGATGAGAGTTTGGGTATGTGCGCTCTTATCCAGATACATGGCGCAGTCGCCCAGCAATTCCCCATCCTTTCTCAGCGTGAAAAGAATGTAGCGCCCAGCGCGTTCATACCTAAAAAAGGTTTCATAATCCGGGTTGAAAGGTAGCCCATGCCGGTGCGCTTCAGTCTCATCCCAATGACATTTATGCAAAGGCTTGATCTCATCCGCAATATCCTCGATCCGCTCTACGGCAAAGGTGAATTCCCGGTACTCGGCAGGCTTGATCCGCTCGATAACATCGAAGGGAATAAGGGAAGGAATCTGGTTTGCAACCATGCAAATATCAGCGGCCAACTCAGGCGTGAGAGTCTGCCCAACATGAGCTTTTAAAAGTGACACAAGATCCATTAGCTATCCAGCCTCGTTAGAATGTCCTGAACCGAAGTCCGGACTTGGTTGACGTACTGATAAAGCGCCTCGCATTCGGCTTTCGTGGGCGTTGCAGAGAACTGTAAATCTTGAAATGCAGGTGGCGTAATCTTGTTTCCGCGGCGGCCAGCGATGGTTTCAAGGAAGGTTTTGAGCCAGGCCGGTGCGTCTACCGGGATGCCGGGTTTTTTTATCTTGTCGGTTGAGGTGATGCCGGTGGTTAGGGCGGCTTCGACTATCGTGCCGTTGTTGACAAGCCCGTATGCGGATACCGCGTCATTGGTGTTGGTTGTGAAGGACGAACCGACGACAGTTGTCGTGCCACTGGCATTCGCTATGTCGTCAATGTTGACGTAGGCTACCGTACCAACAATTGCGGTCGCTTCTACCGTGCCAGTTGCGGCGCAAATATCATCTGCATTTGTGGTAGCGGAAAAGCCAACGACGGTCGTTGTGCCGCTCGCGCTGCTGGTATCGTTTGCGTTCGATGCGGCTACCGATCCCGTTACAGTTGTCGTGCCTGAAGCCGACGCTGTATCATCAATGTTGGTGTAGGCGACTGAGCCAGTTACGGCTGAGCCAACTACGCCGCTTGCCGAGCAGGCGTCATTGGCATTGGTCGTGGCAGACGTTCCGACGATAACCGGTGAGCCTGTGGCGGATACGGTGTCGTTTGCGTTTGTGGTGGCCGAACTGCCGGTAACTGTGGTCGTGCCGTATGCCGCCGATGTATCGTTAGCGTTGGTTGCTGCGACGGATCCGGTGATAGTCGTTGTGCCTGATGCTGAAGATGTGTCGTTAACGTTGGTATAGGCTACCGTGCCAGTTACCGCCGCGCCTGCGCTTGCGATACTTCTTATGTATTGCGGGGCCCAGATATACGGAGTCTGCGTATCTTCTTCGTTTGTGCCGTAGGTTGTGCCAAAGCGGGTCGCAGTTTTGCCGCCTACGATGTCTATTATCGCCGTCGCACTCGCCGTTCTACCGTGGAGCAAGAACTTGATATTCGGCGCGAAATGCATTCCGAGAATGGGCGCCCCGTTGGCAAGTTCAACAGCTTGCGCTGCCGTTAGTCCCGACCCTGAGATAAATGATACCTGCCCCCAGCGACCTTTCCACATCCGATTTGCTGTTAAATCAGAACGCGAGCCGATATAGGGGCCAACAGACGAATCAGAAGAGCCGAAGTTCGCCGTTCCAGTGGACTCTATCGCGGACGAATCCCCCAAGCCAATCTGCCCCACATACATTTGCCCAGACCGCCTGGTGGCATACAGCCAATTCCATTTGTCATGCGCAACCGGGGTTGTCGTGGCTAGTTCTGGATACCCACTTTCAACCTTTAGCCCAGCCCCCTTACCTGCGGCAGTGTTGTAGACAAATAGATTGAAGCTCGCTGGATTTCCGTACAGTCCTGTGGAAATTAGGTATTTTATATCAGCCGTACTTTCTGGATATACCAGCGCTAACCAAGTCCAATCGGCATTCGGGAGCGAGAAATCGGCGTGATCCGCTAATGAGTGGTATCGAGTTGTATTACTCGATCCGAGATCTATTGCCATTTAAGTTGTCGTGTAGGTGAGCGAGATTGCCCAGACCGCCATGTCGCCTGTTGCGTTTGTTCCGGTAGTTCCATTCTCGCGACCAATGCGAATAGCAATTTGATCGCCACCTGCAAGCGAATCAAGAACAGCGGGCGAGTAGGATATTTCTTTAAGAACTCCTGCTGTTCCTGGAACGGTGTTGTCCGCCGATTTCTCGATGGCAGCAGCCGTTCTTGAAACTATATTATCCCCAACAGAAGAGGCCGCAAACTGAGTCCGGATTGCAACGACTCCCGTTGTTGCGGAAACCATTGAATACTGCCATTTTACCGTAAGGCCAGAAGCGAAATTATCTGGCATGCGGAAAGAGAAAGTAATGATTTCATCATCCGTTCCATCAAGGGTGAGGTATGGAACGTTGCCGATCCACAACAGACCAGGCGGAAATGACGCATCCTTTACTCCACTTAAAATCGGGAGGATAATTTCTGAGGTCGCCATTTTTAACTTCCTAAGTTATTACGGATAGCAGTGATAAGATCGTCAACAGTCCGGTCAGGATAATCCTGTTTGGCTGTGGCTTTAGCCTTTAAATCAGCAAGCGACGTGGCGGTGCGTATCCCATTCAGAATCTGGTTTTGGAAGTCTGCATGAGCGTTAAACTCATTCAGCACTACCCGCATGAACGCCCGAAGCACATCCTCTGGGTTCGTGAACATACTAGCGATGGCGTCGCGCTGCGTTTCTAGCTCAGCCAAATCAACAGCGTTTCGCGCAGCTTGATCCATGAGAGTCACGGTATCGCCGGTAATGATCCAGTATTTGGACTCAAAGCCTTCAACTGCCGCCAAATTAGGATTGATGATCCACTCCCCTGCTGGGTAATTCGGCTCATGAACGCTGCGCCGAAACTCATTGGTTGTGCGGTTCAGTACGTTTGCCATTACGGATTGCCTTCGCTGATCGTGAAACTGGTCACACTTACCGGCTGCGCCGCAACAATGCTTGTCGTGGTCAGATTCAAATCGGAACCGCTTGTGCCAACGTTTCCATCAAGCACATGAGTCGTCCCGTCGGATTTCACGATGCGAAACCATGATGCCGTCCCGGTAGCATCCGCGCTTGAGTCGTCGGCGATTGCATTGAGAGTCAGGACACCGCCAGAGGCCGCAGGCGCGAATGTGGCGTTGCATGTCAACTGTGCAAGCAGCGTCGTTGCTGTGCCGCCTGTTGCCGGTCTGGAGCCGCTGTATATGCGAAGCAATGCACTTGCCCCTGCCGCCGTGGTGATAGCGTTCAGCATCGTATTTCTGAGTGTTGCGTTATATCCTAAAGCCATTTTCATTTCTCCAATAAAAAAGCCGCCCAAATGAGCGGCTGGTGTTTCAGTTTGCGAATTTGTGCAAACTGAGTATTTGCGCAAGTTTCCTGTTACGCGCCCTTCAATCCATCCATAGTCTCAGCCAGCACCACGCCTGTAACTTTCACGTTACCCGATAGCACAACTTCAACATTGTCTGCCTTGTAGCCACCTGGCAGCCGGAAGGCGCGGGTATTCGTTACCTGCTTGGTAAACTTCAGCACGCCATCCGCCCATAGTTGGAATTGCAGCGAGTCGATAACCAGTGAAGGCGTAGATTCCATCGCATCCCCGCATAGCTCACGCTCACCCAATTCCGCATCTGCTAATCCATCATCCATTAATCTGCCGTCGATCAGCGCCTGATTTGCTGCAATAGAAGCCTCAAACGATGCGCCGGATGAAGCGGATTCGGCTTCGGTCATATCAAAATCAGCATCGATCTTGGCCGCGCCATAGTTGATAGGCGGCGCCGTAATGAACTTCTTGCTCTTCCATTCGTAGGCGAGCTTTGTCCCGACGTCGCCTTCCCACTGGTAGATTTTCTTGTCGGCTGCGACGTAAAGTTTTCCGGTCCAGGGATCAGCCCATATCGCCGTAATCTTCTGATTAACCTTGATGAATGAAGCAGATTCAGCCTTGTCGATCACGAACATGAGCGAACTGTCATCAACCGTATATCCGCAGTAGTAACGATTGTCGGCAGAGGCGGCAATGAATGTATTGGGGTTAAGCTCAGCCCATTCCTTTTGCGTGAACAGATCCTTGGTCACAATGTCCGTATTGATGCCAGCGATAACCAACCCTTGCGGAGCCGGGTAGCCTACGCCGAATGCAAAACTCGCCATGCCGCGCTTAGCCATGCACGGCCATGCAACGCCCAGCTTCTCCATGCCTCCGCCCATCGTTACCGGGTCCACGCCGGTAATGCTGAACGGATTGCCTTTCGTCATGCCAACAAGGGTTGTCCCGGTAACTCCGATTGCAACAATGTCCTGATCGTAGGTCTGCCGGTAAGCGGTCGGCCAGGCATAGGGCTTGAATGGCTCCGAGAAGCAGACTTCATTTCCGGTGAAACCAGCCGCGATTCCGTTGGCAAGAATGACGATACCCTTTAGGTCTGCCGGCGGCATGAGCCAGGTGGTAGAGGGCAATACTTCGCCCAGCGCGACAGTCTCATCACTCGCCGTATCGCTGTAAGTCGCGGTGATTGCAGCAATGGTGACAACGTAGTGGTACTCAGTGCCACTCGAAGTGGTCAGCGTGCGATAGATGCGTTTGTTCATCCCGTTGGTGTTATGTGGGGCCTGCCGCGTCCACGTGCCGCCGGATGAATAAGTCTGTGTGGTCGATAGGATGACCCTGACTTTCTTGGTGACAGAATCAACGTTATTAAGGGTGAACGCACCATTGAGGTCAGTCATGCCGGTAACACCAGAAAATGTCACAGTCTCGCCAGCGCGCAGCCCATAAACCTTATCAAGCGTGATCTCAACGTAACCAGCAGACGGCGTATCTTTGACCGCACCGGTTACCGTGCCCGAATTCGGCGGCGCAACATCCATCCCGCTTAATGCCCAGGTCGCACCCGACTCTTTGCCGGTAGCCAGCGTAGAAGCCGGAGAAGGCGCCGATTCCTCGCCCCATGGCGTAACGAAGGTATAAACGTATGCCCGAGTAACATCAGCGCCGGTACCGCCACTGGCAGACACGGAAGGCTTTGTTATTGGAGGCGTCACCCCAAGCACAAAGCAGCCTGAAGGGTATGGGCCTATGCCAGCAGTCGCGGTATCGTAATCCGATACCCGGGGTTCGCCGTCGCCGGTGTAGTAGAACCGCCTTTCGGTATTGGCTGCGATGGGCGAACGAGCAACATCTACATCCTTATCCCATGCCAGCCATTTTTCATTGCCATCTTTTTCCATCCGGAACATGGATTTGATGTCGTTGGCGATAACCGGCGAAGCGATCAGAAGAGGTCCGTTACGTGGACGCAAGTCGCCAGAGGTTAGAATGCAATTGGTCGCTACTTGCGCCTGATTCGGGCTCAGCAGTTGCTTGGCCAGCCTCGGCACAAGGCCGGAAAAACCGGCGATTCGGAATGCTGCCATAGACAAAACTCTTATTTAGATGCAATGGGATAAACAGCTAAAACGCCTTTTTTATAACCCTTGTCTTACCCTATACCTTGTGATTTAAATCGCTTAGAACGCCTGAAATTCAGCCTGTTTTTTGTGCATTTCTATCGAAATTATGTGATGCGCGACCTTGGCCGTTCTCGTCTACTCTTTCGTATTTTCCAGAGGTAAAACCGAGTTCCCGCACTATTCTTTTCAGTGCGCGACGGTCGCTGATGACCATGGGATGCTCGTCTCTCGCAACGTGCCCCTTGACGTCATACGCGCTCGGCTCTTCTTGCTGCGCGATAGTGGCAACCCAGACATAAGGGCCCGTTATCGATCGATCATCAACGCGACGGCGTACCAGCCAAGACGGTTTCAGGATTGCTTCTACTGTGAGCAAGCCATCGACGATGACGAAGTTACCGGGCAGACCGTTCACACCCGACCATCCTTAGCTCTCCTGTCCATCCGATCAAAGATCGCGTAAATCTTGAAGTAACCGCGAACGACAACGATGGCCGCCCAACTCATCCAGGCCATCAGAAAAACATCGAATACTCTTATCGGAAGCCAGTTGGCATAGGAATAGAAAACCATAGCCATCAAACTGCACATAACAGCAGTCACGAACCATGGAACGAAATTATTCACGCCAACCCCAAGCACTGCTTATATTCAGCCTCGCGACGAATGGTCAGCCCGCGCATAACCTTTCCTTGGAACCTATTAAATGACTTGATGCGCCTACAGGCTTCCTCATAATCGCCCTGATTCAGCACGTCAATTAATCTGTCCGGCTCCGGTAGCTTCGGCTTACCTTGATCGTCAACCGTCCGTTTGTCGGCTTTGCGGCACACTGCGCCCACGCCCACGTTATAGGCGAGGCTCACATATGCATCGAACTCGTGCTGATAAAGCGGCACGGCGACGCACTTGCGCACACCGGCGGCATAGACGTCCTCGATCTCGTTAAGCAGGCGGATCATGGCGCGGACTGGCGTTGTTTTATCTCCCAGTCGGACGCCAGCAGTAGAGCCAAATCCGTTAGTAGGCACGTCCCCAGCGACCGGCGGCGCGGCAACCTCGACATAGCCCTCATGCTGGGCGATGCCAACATACAGGCTTGCGCTAACCATCATCAGCGCCACGGCAGACCGAACCTGCGTCACAGATGGTTTAATCATGGCCCGCTCCATAATTAGGTAGATCAACTGTCTGGCCTGCCAAGGTATGCGTGCAATCTGTCAGGAATTGGATGCGGCCATCAGTGATGAACGAATGGCAAATCGTCTCTACGTGCGGCAATTCCTTCTCGCCGGCAGCGGCCCTTGTCATTGCCTCTTCATCGCTAACCGTGAGCTTAGTTCTGCGAACCAGTATTGATGGCGTGATAGTTGGTCGCCTCACATCTCCATTCCAATCCCATCGCGGGCCCTTCCCTTCGCCATGTTGTATCCCATGCGTCCTATCGCAGCCGGGACACCAGAACAGCAGTTTGCCGTCATCGCCTACAGTCGAGATAACCTGATTTACAGATGGTTTCATGACTGCTCCTTTGCCGCGTCCAGTGCCGCCTGGATTTGCGCGTCCGCAATCCCCTGGTTAATGAATCGCGCAGCAAATGCCCCGGCAGCGTAGAAAAACCAGCCGAGATACTTGAAAGCAGACGCTCCATCAGCGACCAGTTCAGGGGTTATGCCCAAGATCCCGGTAGGCACGAACGAGGCCGATTCGGATATGCTGATCAGGATTGACGCGACAGCGGCCAGTCGTACGCTCCAGGCGCCCTTTAGAATCGCTTCCCAGTTCTCAACGAACTTCATTTTCCATCCAGCATGCAATCGAGCTTCAGATTCAGCGATTCCTTCTCATCCCCGGTATCAATGCCCTTGCACGTCGGGACATTGAGTCTGACCGTAGGCCTTGATGTCTTCGCCGGTTCCTCTGCCGGCTCCCGGGTTGCATGGGCCCCTACAGTCGGCAGTATCACCACGGCATCGGTCTTATCCGGCACTACCTTCGGCTCAACACAAGCCGCGGCGAAAACGGCTGCGACTATAATCAAGTATTTCATCGCCCCCTCCTGTTCCAGTGATCAATGATCCTGTCGAGCTTCTCGTTAAACTCCTTCATGGTTTCCCGCTGCTCGACCCTTGCCGACTTAATCTCAGCGCTCAAGCGCTCATTGGTGCGCTCCTGATAAACCTCGCCGCGCTTGAGCGCCGCAATATCGTTCTGCACCGCGTTATAGGTCGCAACGCCAGAAGCGAGCAGACCGGCTACCGCGATAATCCCGCCGAATGACAGCGTGTAATTCGATGGGCCGCGCCTTCTCCTTTCCTCCTTTTCACCTTCATCACAGCCCATTTCGTATCCTCGCGCTTTCGTCTGTTTCGTATGCTTTTTGGCATTCCATACCGCAAAGCGGGGTAATTGATCGCTCAAAGCAACTCAGGCAGTAACCGTCATGCTTTAAAACAGGTTTTCTTGCAGCCCGCGCCGCCTCGCGATGAATCTCTTCCTGTTCGGTAGCGCGGTCTGATACGTCCATGATTTACAGCAGCGCGAGTACAGCAATTGCCAACAGGGCGATGCCGACGGCGACGCCAGTCAGTATTGCTACCGAGAGCTTGTTCCGCACGAACCATCCGTCAACCTCTTCCTCGGCTTTGTCGTAGCCATCCTGCACAAACTTCAGCGCTTCTTTTGCTTTGTCATCGAGTGCCATTGCCTTGCTCCTATAAAGTAAAGCGTGCGTCTTGCGGTAACGAGTCATGCAGACTCCCAATAAAAAAGCCGCTCAGTGGCGGCCTGTTCGTGAAACGTAATGCAATGATTTATAAATACTTTACTCCGTAATAAACGGCATTGAATATCAGGCAGGATAGGAACCAGAAGAATAAGTCGGTGCGGCCAACTCTGGTAATGTCCCAATCATGCTGCTCAAGTTCACGCTCTGTCGCGACCGCCATTACAAGGATCGTTGCGCCCCAGACCGGAACCGGGAATGTGAAGGCGAACATAAGGCACAAGCCGTAGAACATGTGGGCGCTTTGATCGCGCAATCCTGTCCAGAAGGTTTTGACGCGGGGTGGCGTGGATGTGCAATCAGCCATTAAGTAATTTCTCCGGGCGATTCGCAAGTTGCGCCGCCGCCAGCATCACCTGTTGCGTTTGCTCCCCCTGCTTCACCATTTCATTCCTGAACGATTCGGTAGCTGCTACGCCCTTGCGCGACTCATTGGCGGTGTTAATCATCAAGGTTGGCATCCATGCGATAGCGCAACCCCAATTGTCGATTTCCGTACCAGTATTCACGTCGTTGCCACGAACCTGGATATACCAAGGGCAGCGGTATAAAACCGGCTTGCCGTTCTCGGTTCTGGCCTCTTCACACTTCGCCCCGAGCGGGCAATCTGCGATTTTGGTTTCCATTAGTTCTTGCTCGCTAGGATCATGTCGATGTATTGCACGGCCAAATCAATCGCGGTACCTGTGAATGTGTGAGTGTGCGAGCCACCGCCTCCGGTCGCGGTAGTCGCGGTGGTTAACGGTGCATCGTTCCCAACTACCAGAACATCCGCTGTACCTCCGTGCCCCTGCAATCCCTTTCCACTGTAGTGAACATGCGAGGGGATTTGCGCCTCGGTAAGTGTCGTTGCCCCAACCACGCCGCTTACTGCTTTTGAAGCAAACGCAGTAGTAAACGCAACCGATCCTCCCGAACCCCCACCTGCCGCACTTACTACGCGCAGTGCTTTATTGTTATGCGTCGTTAACTGCGTCCAGCCGGTCGGTGCAGCGGCTTGAAAAAATGACATGACCGTGCCGGTCGGAATTTCATAGATGCCGAGGGTCGCCCGCATCGCGGCCATGTCCGTATCATCCAGAAGCGTCCGGGCAGCGGCAGTCAAGCCAGCCAGTGCCGCCGCGCCCGATCCCGTGAAGTACGGCAGTTTGTCGGCGGCAGAAGAAAGCGCCCCCAACGCCACCAAATTGGCATTCGACAGCGTTTCCTGTAGTGCGATATTGGTCAGGCTGGCCACAAAGTAATCACCAGCGTTCCATGTTCTTGCAGTCGTTCCATCCAGTCCGCGCCCGCCTACGGCTATCGTCATCGCGTCACTGTTTCGCGCATCGATCTTCACGACCTCACGATTGCCCGAGGCATCCTTGAATGTGCCATAGAAGTAATCTCCAGCGGCCAATGCCGGAAAGAGCAGTCCCTTGCCAGCCTCGACGGTGAAGCTTAGCCCGCTCGTGCCAGATGGGGCTGAGCCGACTATAGCTTTCCCAAAATTACTAAATTTATTCAAGGTCCTATCCTCGTCTCAAAATAGATGTCTGCAACGGCGCTCTGGTAAAACTGCGCGCAGTCCGCGTCCCGGCTTGTCCGGTCATAATGGTGAATTGCTGATTGTGATAGGTGGCAAGCGAAGGGTTCGAATATGGCTTTTTAGGCGACAGCATCAGTCGAGACAGGGCGCCGTGTATGATCGCCTCCCTGAATTCGTTGAATATGGAACCATCTATCCCGGTAGCGTCAGGCGAGGGCTTTAGCGCGACCGTCATGATCAACGTGCCATCGACATCAGGCGCCGGAATAAGCATCAACGAAGTCATACCGCCAAAGATGTACTTGGGTGTTCCTTCTTCCGAGCGCCAGTCAGGATTGCTTATTCCGTATTCGCCCACGCGGGACTGAAGCTCGTCACCGTTGAATGCTGCGTAGGTGATGACGTGCACTACTGTTTCATCAGGCGGAACAAAGTCATATTCGGCTGTACCGGCGACAACCGCTATATCTGGATGGGTGGCTTTATAGGCTAGAGACTGTTCGCAGAAGGCAATAGTGGCTTGGCGAATTGCGATGTTGGCAGCGGGAATAGGGCAGCCCGGAACGTCTGGTAAAACGTAATCCATGAACTGAATCCATGGGGCGATCATGCCGGAGCCTCTGCGCCAAAGAGGTTAGCGAATGCGGCGGCCCGACCTGAATTTACATGCTCATCGTCGGCACTCTCGGCCCGGAAAGTAACGTAATCGGCAATCAACTGAATGTATTCAGCCGGCAGCGGGAACGCATCAGTCAGCGTCTTCTCGCCAGTCGGCAGGTTGGAAAAGTTACCAACGAACAAATCCGGCCTACGCTTGACCACGACGAGCAGCCCATGATTGACGAACGCAAGCAGCGTCTCGTCGGTATATCGCGCGCCGTCCGCGTCATTCAGTGGTATCCGAGCAAGGTCAACGACCGATTGATAAGTGAAGGCCATTACTCGGCTTCCATCGCATGTTTCGCGGCAAGGTCAATCACTCTGTGCCGCAGATCGATTTCACTTTTGCGCTTGTCGAACTTCTCGCCGTATTTCGTCTCAGCGAATTCGAGCAGGGCTTTCTTGTCCATGGCGTGGAAGTTGACGACTGGTAGTGGCTCTTCGGCTGGCTTCTCGTCCTGAACCAATCCAATCTCGTCGCTAGGCGCGTTCTCAGCCCCTACAGGCGATTCTTTTACTTCTGCCCACGTATCGGTATAGACCAGCAGTCTTTCCGCAACCTCTGCCGTCACATTGCGCACCTGCCCCGGCTCCCATCTCAAGCCAACGCCGCGTATGCTGTCGGTCTTGATACCGGCAGCGGTATATTTAACTTGTGGCATCTTTGCTCCAAAAAAAAGGCGCCCCGAAGAGCGCCCCAATAACAGCCCCAGGTAAAACTTACTTGACGCCTTCGCCGATACCTTTGGCAATCGCCGTCACCGCAACAGCAGCGAAAGCGTTAGCAGCAATCGTCAAAGTGACGGTGATAAACACGTCCTTCTCAAACTTGATGGGCTGAAAAGACATCTCCTTGCGCCCAGCGGCCGCCAACAGGGTTGTGGCGGTTGCGGCAAAATAATCATCAACCGCAGCCGGTCCATCTGAATCGACAGGCGCATACCCAACTTTCGCGGAGATTGTGCCGGTTCCGGTGTCCAGATCGCCGGTAACAAAAGACAGGTCTGTCAGCAGCGTGCCAGCCGGTATCCGGACCGGACGGTAGACATCGCCAACCGCTCCAGTAGTGGGCGTAACCGAGCCATGGTGAATCACGGCATTGCCGTAACCGCCCATGTGCCGGGCTTTGGTATTCAAATCTACTGCACTATAGGTTGCAGGCATTGATAAAACTCCTTTCGAATTAAGGGACTAGGGGGCTATACCAGCCCCGCCATGTCATTACTGGTTAGAGAGGAACCGCAGAGTCAACCGCGATCACGCCGAAGTCGGTAGGAACCTTGGAACCGGTACCGTCATCGACCGAGAAGCGCACCTTGCTCTTGCCGCACACTTTCTCACCCATGACCTCCAGATTGCTCTCGAAGTTGTACCAGTGCTCTTTCCAGCCGAACTGCATACCGGAAACCTTAGTCTTGCCGTAGGCGACACCCAGGGCTTGCGCACCGAGCAACAGGCCGCGTTCGACAGCGTAACCGGCGGTCAGCGAACCACTTACAGCCTGGCTGGTTTCGGTAGCGGTCGGCGCATTCGCGGCAGTAACGATACTGGTGTTCTCGCCGGGCATGAAGCGGATTGCCCGCTCATTCTTGATCACCAGAATGCCATTCCACATGCCGACTTCACCGGCGAACAGCGGATGACGGCTATCGAGATACGCAGCACGGTTCACGGCGTTTTGCTGAAATGCGCGCAGCGAGCCTTCGCTCAGCAATACCGAGTACTGATTGGGCGTGGCAAGGAATACCCACATTTTGGAGGTCTGAGCAGCGCGATCACCGGCGAGCTTCACCGATTGTAAAGGCTGGTCCATGTCATCCAGGCGCTTGCGGAGCAGGTCAAGATGAACCAGTTTCAGTTGATCGGTAGAGGCGATGGAATTGAGTTGCTGCCCGCCAGCGGTCAAGCCCGCGCCGTTCACCACGAAATGGCGGTTATAGGTCGGGGCCTTTACCGCATTGACCATGATGTCCGTAAACTTGGCGCTCGATTGAACGGGAATCGTCCAATCGGAGCCGGTCTGCGAACCGCGCGCGCCAGCAAGGTGCACCAGAGTTTCCTGGTTATCCAGCCGCGGGAAGTAGCCGGACAACTGGGCAAGAGCAATTTCACGCAACTGGTGCTTCGTGCGTTGTTGGCTCATACTGCCGCCCGCATCGATCACTTTACTGGAAAGGTTGATCTTGATTTCCATCGAAGAGAAGGAAAGCGCGTCACCCTTGCCTTCACGGTTGACATCGCCCATGAGAGGTTCGCCGCTGATCGTATCAACCAGATCCAGCGAAACGATGTCGCCCGCCGACTTCATCAGGTTATCGATGCGAACGATCGGCATCCCCGGTTCAGTCTGGCCTGCCACCTTTTCCATCGCGGAATTGGGCTCGACAGGACCGACGAGGTTTTCAATTGCAGACGCGCCTTTCAGCGTATTGGCGAAAAGTGCCGCGCTATAGTGTTTAATGGCAATCGAACTGCCACTTGCTACATTTGTTTCAGCCATTTCAGTATTTCCTTAGTCTAATTCGGCTCTCATGGCGGCAGCTTTCTGTGGCGACATTTTCATGAGCCTGGCCGTAAGTTCATGCGGCTTCAGATTCGCGATCTCGTCACCTTCAGAAACAGGCGCGCCACCTTGAATATCCGAAAGGGTTGTAGGTTTCCGTGCCGGCGCAGCGTCTAGCTTGGCTTTCGCCTTAGCCTTGGTCTGCTCCGGCTCATCTGCTTTCTTTGGTGCAGAGGCGTCAGGCATAATGGCGCGCACTCGGCGGGCTACTTCCTCGAACCGCTCAGCGTAGGGCTTTCCGGCCCATTTGCTGGTATTCCGAAGAATCTCGTCCTGCTTCATGGCTTCGTCCCAAGCTTCCGGATCGTTGCTCTCCCAATGTGTCAAGTCAGGGTTATTGTCCTTGGCTTCAGCGACTTGCTCGGCAACGCTCAATTGCTTAACGCGGTCGGATTCCTCCTTCTCGCGCTTCAGCTCTTGCAGCGTTTCGTTCAGCTTTTCGCCTTGCTCACGACTTCCTTTGAGGACAGAGGTAATTACTTCGTGGAGTTCGGGCATATCGTTCTTGAGCGTGGCCAGATGCTTGGCTATGGCATCATCTGCATTCGCCTCATCCTTGCCGGTCGTGGCCGCTTCCCTAGCCTTCAGCAGCGATTCCAACTTCTCGGTTGCCTTCGCGTTTTCCGCTTGGGCAGACTGCAGTTGTTCACGCAACGCTGAATTCTCCACTCGCAATTCCTTGTGCTTCTCGTAAGGAATAATCCCCTTGCCGCTCTTATTCAGAACGACCGGCTCTTCTTTGTCCGCGTCGTTAGCCACGCTTTTCACTTCCGGTTTGGACTCATCCTTTGCCGCTTGCTTGCCGAGAATTTCGTCGACTTTGCTGGGGTCGTTCTCCAACTCTTCGATTTGTTCCGGCGTAAGGTTTGCAATTTGCTCATCCGTAAGCTGATCTACTTCCATTGCCTTCATCTCCACTTCTTAACGCAGTGAGCGCGCCCTTTCGGGGTTGATAAAAACTGCGGTATCGCCGTTAGCGCGGTTTGAGAAAACAAACTTCATTTACCTTGCCGGTAAAGGGAGTTCGTCTCCATGAACGCAGAAAGGGGCTTTCGCCCCCGCTCCTGTTACGCCAGTGACTTTTCTTCAAAAGTACGTTTCAGCAGTTGATGCCGGCGCTCAGCCAGCAGATAGCCTTCCAACTGCCAGAGTCTGTTGAACGAATCGCGGTAGGCAATCTGCCTGCCGATCTCCATGTCGAAATTGCGAGCATCCACACAGGCAGACTCGCCGCGCACCGAAAAACCGTTCTCCAAAGTAATGTTGCAGACTGTCACTGTCGAATTAGGCAGAATCATGTAATCCACTTTCTCAATTCGCGCCTCAATACTCTCTTTCGTCACTTTCTCGTTAGGCGTTGCCGCGATTAACTGCTCTAACTGTGCGTCGTTCATCTTTGCTTTCTCCTTAATGTGGCTCCGTCACGCCCGGAGCCTTAGCGTTTTCTGCAAATCGTGGGCAATAAAAAAGCCGCTCAAGGCGGCCTAGTGTTTTGTTTGGAAAGATTATTTATGTATTAATGCGTATCTCGGCGTCGTCGTTACATCATCCACCGCTCCGATATTCGGCGGGTTATAAAAAGGCTTACCGCTAAAATCCTTGCCGCCAAAATATGTTCCTGCGCGTTTTAAAGTAGCGCAGCGCGGCCGGTAATCAGCATCCAGTTCAGGGTCAACGTCAGTGGTTGAGGCATGCAACGTATGCCCTTGGGTAGATCCGAAGCCGTGGTAGCAATTGCCGGACTCGCCCGTCCATGCGGCTGCACTATTTTTCACTGCCGAAGCTGCACTGCGTGTGGCTGTAAAAATATTATTGCGCACAAGGTTGTTTGTGATCTCAGCGCCGCCAACGAGGTATGCGCCTGCTTGCGAACAATTGAGGAAGCTATTGTTAAATACATTTGCCGACTGCCCGCCGTCCTTGTTGCCGAATGCGACCCCGGTAACGCATCCATCTACCACGTTGCCGTAGGCTTTGCAGTTGGTAGCATCAAGCACCAATATGCCAAAGCCGCCGCTGTAATAACCCTCCGCGCCAGTGCCGCGAATATTGTGGAATTCGTTGCAGAATGCCTCGCAGTTATCGCAGCCGTGGTCAAACAAGACGCCATTGCCGTCGATAGTGGACGTGCCAATACCATCAGCAAAGTTGTTAAATACCCTGTAAGTGCCGTAGAACAGGTTTACGAAACCGCTTATTCCATACAGTTCGTAAGCCTGATTGCGCGTCACGATGTTGGAGCCGAAGCCGCTGGTGAGCGATTGAGCGAAGCCGCCAAGAACTATCCCTCCGCCCAATCCACCGATTTCTGACTGATCCCGAATCACGTTGTCGCAAATCCTGACTCCTGTATTACGACCTGAGATATTGGCGTATATCTCCATCGTTGCCGCAAAGCAATTAGCAAAGGTATTGCCGTAGACTTGCACGTCGAGCAATTTGCAGCCGGAGGGAGTGTCAGAAGGCAAGCCAGTGGAGGCGATAAGGACAATGACCGCGCGCGCCGCAGACACCCGCGTAAATCTGTTATTGCTTATCTTGATATTATTGACGAAGGTTACGGCGGTAGTTGATGTGGCCCACCAAGTTATTCCACCGCCACCAACCGAGCCAGACCCCCCCACGAAATCATTGTTATCTATAACCGTATTGACATAGTTCCATGTATCGAAGCTCTGCATACGCAGCAGGCCGCCTGTGGATGCGCCGCTCGCGTTCAAATAGTTGTTGAGTATCCACACGCCTGTCAGCGCGACATTACCCAAGACGATGCAACCGTAGTCGCCGGCATTGATTCGCAGATTGCTGATCGTTGTATAGTTCCGCGCACAAGTCAGGTTGTAAGTGCCTGCGGAGAATGTAATGCTGCCGAGATCAGCGGCATAGTCTCCGCGAATGGTCGCTCTATGCGCCGCTGTCCCGAGGTGCGCCCCGACGGCAATAATGGCTGCGTAAGCGTGGGCGCCGCATACATACAAGGTGTCGTCATTCACTCCATATACGCCCGACGCTCCCCATACTATCTCCGACCATCCACCCCATGCTGTTGCATACGTTGTGCCGTCGCGCGTGGCTGAGTGGCTCGTGTCGGGCCGGACGTACCAGGCGGTCATTTAGGCGCCCACGAAGTGCAATGCGCGGAAATACTGCAATGCCAGCGTATCAACCCCGTTTGCCCGTTGGCCAGTTATCTCAACATCAACCGCCGCGGAAAAGTCTATTGCGTACGTAGCAGGGGCGCCCGAGCCAGCCGTTACATAAGTGTTATCGTATGGCTGAATCTGTGCAGAAAGGCTATTCCGGTTCGCCAGAACGATCAAAGGCGCTTCCTTCGCTGTCGTGGTGCGTGTGGCTGTGTAGATTGTAGAGCCGCCTACCTTGACCTTCAGGAGCTTGTTATTCGCGCTATTCGTGTGTGTCCAAAGTGGTTCGATCTGAAGGATGCTGTTGACACCGAATATGCCCGCCCGAATCGTAAACGAGGCCAAAACTTCATCTGCAGCAGTCGATGCGCACGATACAGCAACAGCGGAACTCGACAGCACTTCAACCGGCTGAACGACTGCCGGATAATCTTCAGCGTCACCCGCCGTTATAAGCGCGGCTTCAGTTGCGGAATCGAATAGTGCGATCGTACCTTTGCCGTGCCTATGGCCTGCCACAGTTTCATCGTTTAGAAATCGAATCATTAGATTGTCCTTTCAGATAACGCTTTATTGACGTGTTCAAGCGATAACTTCTCTGCCGCAAGTTGAGCATCTATCTCGACCTTCTCCGCCTTAATGTCCAAATCGCGCTCTTTAAGGTCAAGCTCGCGAGACTTGTCATCAATAGCTTGCTTGGATTCCGCAAGTTGAGCTTGCAATCCCTGTACTACCTGCCCCATCTGCTCCATCTGTGCCTGGAACTGGGCTTGCTGCTCTTGCATGGCCTGTTGTGCCTGCTGCTGGAGTTTCTGCACTTGCTCATCAGCCCCACCAGTGCCCGCCATCATCCGCAACTGATCGGCCAACTCATGCCGGTTCGGCACATCAGATAGCTCGAGCATGGCCGGATATAGCACAGCCTGGAACTGAGGTGGCGCGGCAGTAACCATCTGACTAAAGGATTGCAACTGCTGTGCGCGGTAAGTCGGGGTAGCCGGTATATCTTCCAGCACCACCTTCACCTGCGCGGCCGCTATGTCGTTTTCTACCGCAGGCCCGGAATCGGTCATGATCTGCCTGTTAAAGTAAACGACTTTTTGTTTATTACCTTGCTGAACCGCAACCTGAGTTGGCCTGCCCAGCATATCCTGCTTCACAAAAGCGATAAGCTGCTCGCCAACGATACGGCGGGCGTAACGGAAGTTATCATTGGGCTCAGCTAAAACAGTTGATCCTTGTTCAACCAGGTTATTAATGGCGACGCCACTGGTGGCTTGAGTCGATGCACCCAACATTGCTCGGTATATGCCGCCAACCGACTCAATGCGGCTTTCACGCTGTTGCATGAGCTGGAACACTTGCTGAGCAAGAGCATGTTCCCGGGTAACTTTAAAGCCGTTCGCGCTCCGTCTCTGTGCGTTCAATACGGTCATTGAACGCAGTGACTGCATGTTCTGCGCGACTTCCTGATATGAATTCTGGCTCAGATCCAGCGCGTCATTGTCCACCTCGACTTTTACCGAATTCAGGACCTCGTAGAGCAGAATATCCAAGTCGATAATCTGATCCTGCGGCCCCCGCATGTCGCGTATTAGGCCGTAGGGCGTCCGGCTTCTATCCTTGCGGAAACACCAGAATGGAACGTAAGGGAAATTGGTGTGCGGAAGCGGTGTTGGCACGTCCATAAGTTTGTGCGGCCCAAGCCAGATTGATACGCGCACTCGAGGCAATAACGCTTTTTGGACCTGCACCAGCCCTTGAGCGACGGCGGCTTGATGGTCTAGCCTATCCTCGATGTACTCAATGGATTGGCCGGTAGGCAGCGCCAGGACGTGCGAATCTTCGTAATGCCGATACCACAACTCTGATAGGCGAATCATGCCGGAAGAGTGATTCAGATAATCCTCTTGATTCTTGCCCCAAGTCTGCTCGACCTCGTACGCCCTGGCCATGTTGGTATCGGCACCATCGTACACATCAAGCGAGGTCCAGCGATTCCATGAGTTCTGAATGATCGCAACCTCATCCGGAAACATCTTCAAGGCCTGCTCGCGGTCAACCCACTTATCACGGCGGAGGTAACGGGCGTCGGATAGGTCAGGTTCCTTGGCTGTCCAGTCCCAGTGGATTTCGTTTCTATGGACTTCACGCACCCGATAGGGATACTTGAGCGGATCGAACTCGCGGGACACCTCAACCCAGCCAATACCGGCGCGGATCATGCTCGAGTAGGCGTCGGACATTGCCCGATCGGCGCGTGACTCGGTTTCTACCTCTTTGATCTTGGCGGACAAGCCTTCGGCTATCTCGGCTTGCTGCTCGTCGTCTGAGGTAACCTTGTAATCGGTGCGTGAACGAGCCTCAAGGCCTAATACGGCATTGATCGTCGGCTTGATCAGGTTGCTGTCTTGCGGAGGTATGCCGGCTTGCTTCAGTCGCTCAATAACATCCTTGCTGGTCTGCATTCCATCGTAGTAATCGCAATCGGTATCCGAGTCGACCCGCCACTTGGGAGCGTTTCTTATATCGCGGCATATCTTGTCGTACGCCTCGATCGATATATCCGATTTGATTGGAGCTTCAGCTGTCATAGATTGCGCCCCCTCAACATCGCAACCACCCATCCGTGCAGCCCACGAAACCGATGGTCAGTACGGTAGTGGCAATCGAACTCGCGCCATACGTAATAGATAGCGATCCGCTCAGCGATTACGACAGCCCATATAGGCAAGCAAACAATGGCTAGTGCGATATAAATCACGCTCTCCATCCCCCCATCCGAATGCCCCTTGCGCTCGATGCAGGCTTATCTTCTTCAATCGCCACAGCGAAATAGCGAAAAGCATCAGCTGCGTGGCTATGGAAATCATGCAACGGCCGACCACTGAATTGCTTCGAATCCGGATCAACGTCGTATCTATATCGCCTCAAGCTCTGTAATCCTTCTGAGCATTTCTGCTCGTCAAAGTAGCACCTGTTGAAAACGGTCCTGGCAGCGTTGATGCCGTCAAACACAGAGAGATTCGGTACTATCTGAACCTTGCGGCCAACAGAAGTCATAATCTCTTCCACGCTTCTTCCGGTAGCGAGAGATCGGGCTCGTGCGTCATGTGGCAAGTAATCTGTCCCGTAGATGTAACCCCGATTTTGTAACACGGCAACGTAGTGCTGGATTGATTGTTGGCTGTTCGTGTAGAAGTCGATAAGCCTGAATTCGCCACCGATCGTTTGCGCGAACCATATACTCGTGTTATCCGCCCAACCCAAGTCAAAAAACGTGTGAACTTGCTTCGTAGAGTCATAAGGTACATTCCTGATCCTTCCCTCTTCCTGCGCCTGGCGTAGTTCCTTCGCGTAAATCGCTCCATCGAGCGTTACCCGGCAATTTCCTTGCCAGACGTTCTGATAAGCGTCGGGATCACGTTCTTTCAGCGAATCCTTCTCTTTTCGCAGCGTCTCGGGGAACCAGGGGTTATCGTCCCAATTAATCTTAACCACGACTGAATCTGGTTGTGGCTTGACCACAAACCGCTGATGCGTCTCGTCTGTCTCCAACTCTGGGTTGTACGTGAGCCATATTTCCGAGCCGTCTTTGCGGATAGTCGGGATCAAGGTATCCCAACTCGACTTGCTGACCGTTTGCGCCTCTTCGACCCAAACCCGATCAATACCCTCAAATGATTTGATCTTGGTAACGTTGTTGCGTAGGCCAGCAAATACGAACTCAGATCCATTCGCGCCCTTGATCGTGGCGTTCTGTATCTCGTAGAACGAATCCAACTTGAGCGATGAAATCTGAGACTGCAGCAGGTGATGCACAGACTCAACTATGGAGTTCTGGAACTCTCTGGCGCACAAGATGCGCAAGGGTGAAGCCGCGGCTTGAATCAGTAATGCTCTGGCTACGCCCCAGGACTTCGCGCCGCCACGACCACCGTAGAGGCACTTATATCTCGCCGGGTGAAACAGGAACTCGAGTTTCTCGGGAAATTCGGCTCTATGTGCGGTCATCGCCCCATATCCCGAGTTGAGCCCAATCGCTCAACAAGTAAGACCAGATCATGAGGCGGTTATATAGCGGATAAAAAATGTCTGCCCACCACTCGTATTTATCACCCCAGGAAGCCTCAAGGACTTTCGATGCGGCATGGCCGAGCCAGTAAAGAGTCCAGCCAATAGGCCATGCGATGATGTATTTGACGGTCATCAGCAAACGCTAGATTGATTGCGCCCGAACTGTGTATCTTGACTTGTCCCGCACTGCGGTTGCCCCGCCACTCCGCTTAATGGGTGTTGTTGCAAGCGTTCCCGGCAAATACGCTCATTGGCTTTAACAAGTTGCTCTAAAACTGATGGACGCACTAATGACGAAACTTGATCCGTTTTCTTGACCTGATCCACTTTCCGAAATACCAACTGCAGATGATCCGCAATAATCTTCCACTCTTCCGCGCTTGGCGGATTATCCGGCTGCATCTCGGCTCGGCCTTGTAGCCAATAGCAAAATTGTTCTGGTGTCATTTCTTGATTAATTTTTAATCTAAATATAAAAACCCGCATGAACAGGGCGTCTGGTTAACGTTATCCACCGGGTGCATACCGTAGTTATCCACAGATTTTGTGGAAAAGATTGCATGCTTAGGTATTGCCACCCCAATTTAAATCGCTCATATCGCCTCTACGATTGAGGCTTTTGAGTTGGAACGAATGAAATCTCGATTTTCGAGAGAAGCGGCTTGTCGGGATCGCCACCTTCATGTTCGTTCACAACGCGATCCCCGTACTTCTTCGGCGCCAACTTTGAGGCGTACCATTTACGCGCATCAACTCGCAGCCGGGAACGCTGCACAACCTCGTTATCCGTTACTTCGGAGCCATCATCTTTAACGCGGATGTCAAAACGGTTGTCGTCGGCAATCTCAATGATTTCCTCGGCGTAGACATCAGCACAGCGCTCTTTCGCGCGCGCGTATTGCTGCATGAACTCTTCATCGCTCGCTAGCCAATTCCAGAGAACTCGTTGGCTTATTTTCAGTTCAAGGCACATTGCGCGGGCTGATACGCCCATTGCGATGCCGGTACAAATCTTTTCCAGTAAAGCCGGCGTCTTGATCGTTGGTGCGCCTACTTTCCTTTTGGCGGGCTTCTTCGGCGCGGGCTTGCGAACGGATTTAACTGCCGGTTTCTTTACTTCGCTCATGAGTGCTCACAGACTGTATGCCCGCATTGCTCACACAGATGCTGATGCGAGGCGAAATCCAACCCATGCCAATAACCGCGACCATGACGACGTGCGGCACGAAACTCCAGCAACCATATCGCCAGCATCAAGCAGAGTCGGATCATGACGTTCTCGACACACCACTTTTGCCCTTGGAGATATTTGACGCGGTTGAGAAGGACACGGAGAACTATTTGCAACGTCGTACCAGAGTACGCGCCCTTATTACCTGGATACTTCGAGGGATCATCCCTATCAAACCGTTTCACGAACCGCAGATACTGAGTTTGATACCCATCAAGAGCGCCGAGCGTGTAAAAGTGCCCAGCGTCGTGAACGACGAAACCGCAGTCCTTCGGTACGCTCACTGCTTATTACAACCTTTCACTGCGGCACGTAGCATTACCTCGCACGCGGAACGTTCGTATATTTCTGATCTGAGCGCTCTATTCAATGTCAGCATGTCGTCTTTGGTGGACACTTTGTCAACTGCGTAGGCGTCTTTGCATTCAGCAGGAAGCGTGACTTCGCAAAAGACCGGGACTGGTCTGTCTACAATCTTTGTCTCAATGATTGGCTTTCCTGCGCACCCGGCAAGCGCTAAAGCCAAGATTGCGCTATTCAGCCGCATGTCGTGCCGCCACATATTCGATCTGCTCCCGTTCAATTGCCTCGCACTGCTCGGCTTGAGGAACTACAGGCAGCGCTTTGATAGCTACAGCCGCAGCCTTGTGCTTCGCGACCAGCGCCTGGGCATCACGCATTGCGGCGCTTGCCGCCTTTTCGCGCTCACTCACGGCATCTGTGATCACTTTCACGCCTTGCCGCACACCTTCGATGTCAGTGGCGCAGTTACCATTGGCGGCTTCAAGTATTGAGTTACGCGATTCCACCTTCTCTTTATCAGACACAGCCAGCGCAACCTCGGCGCCGCTCTTCCAATGCATGATGACCCCGCCTGAAATGTTCCCGACGGCAAAGACAGCGAGGAATGCAAGGATCAGTCCCATTGCTGGATTACAGTTCGCTGCGATGGATCATGGACTGGATACGGCCCAGACTTGAGTCGATGGAATTAATGCGCTGATTGAGTTGTTCCAGAAACTCTGGCATAGGCGACAACGCCGGCTCAGATCCGTTAACGCTGCCGTTGGATACAGAATCAGGCCGAAGCACGCCAAAGAAAGCTTGCTCCAAACTGGTGACGAGCATTTCGAGCCGCTGGGCCTGATGATCTAGACTCTCCAATACGCGGCCGCTGCATTTTTCCCGCATTACGGCCTCTTCGTTAAGACCGCTATCCACCCGAATCTTCGTTGCACGCAAATCTGCCATTCCGCCCCTGGAGTTCATTTTGTTTTCGTCCATAAAAAAAGCCCGCCGAAATTGGCAGGCCAGAAATGAAAAACCCACCGGGTTAGGGGTGGGTTCCGTTTAGTTAACCCAGTGGGTTAACAAGATATAAGGTGGTAGAGAATAAAACTCGATACTAGGGATTAATGATAAATCATGTACCTGAAGGAGTCAAGCAATTGTTTTGAAAGAGGTTAAAATATTTTATATTCCCTGTTTACGCCCCGGCAGCCAGCAACATCCTGCCCTGCATCTCATCCCACAAAACGCTCATTGCCTGTGCGTGAATGGCATCCAGCGCGTCATACCCCCTGTTACGAAACGACGCGGCTTTCAGTAATCCGGTAGACATTGATTTCTTAATCTCGCGCAAACCGCCCTTCTCGCCACAGTACGATCGGATAATTTGCTCGATACCTCGGCGACTATGTATACCGGTCCCGAAGTTGGTTGCCATGTGCCGCACCAGCAAGTCAAATCCGCTCCGGTCACGCCCGAACTGAGCTTGGACATAAGCCATGTGCAGCGAGGTCAAAACACGCTCACAAAGGGCCAGGATGAACGCAGCCTGCGCGTGCTTATCATGAGCAGTCAACTCATCGTTATTCGAGCCTGAGGCCCCACGCATCGCGTTAACGGATGAGATTTTAACGATCGGTCTGCTCGTTGTTTCATACGCCCACTTCAGGGCATGCTCCGGGCTGCGAAATATCATTTAAATCCTCCGTTCTTAGCCCTCTTGACTATCTCTTTTATTTTTATCGATCTACTCTGGCGGTAGTAATCGTCTTTGCGTACTGACTTGGGTTTCTCGGCCTGTTGCTCATGTCGGCGGTTTAGCGCGATCACACCATCCATGATGTTTTCTGGGTTTCCGTATCTCCACCCTTCGAGGATCGCGGGGAATTTCATCGGCCACGCATCCTGTTAATCACTCGGGAACGCTGAGCCTGGCGCTTGATGGATCGCTCTTGGTTGCGCTTGGGTGATCCGGAAGGGCCTGAGCCGAGCCGTGCAATGCCGTCATTTTTTGCAATCATTGGATCAAAAATGCTTGTCGCTGATAAACCAAATGCAGCTGCTAAGGCCAACTTTCCTTTTCCGATCATTTCACCAGCCCCTTTTTTATCAAGATCAACAAAGACCGCATCAAGCCCTCCAAGAAATATAGTTTCACTTCCATGTACGTCATCCCTTCCGGAACAGGCGCGCGACGGTCGTACACGTCATGGCATGAGCTGCAGCCATAGGCGCCGAGGATGTCATTTGCCTTCATCCACATCCCCTTCCCTGCTGCTGATCCGTTGCCATGGCACCATACGGTTGTCTCAGGGTTGAAATTGCAGATGCCCGGGATCCGGATTTGGCAATCTTCGTTCCTGGCTGATTCGGTTATCTTGCTCACGTCTCGTCCACGAAAGATTCGGCCATTTCCTCAATCTGCTCTGCATCCATGTCCGACCAGTACGTCTCCGCGATGTACGAACAAAATGCCTTCGCTGTCTGGTGAAAGACGCCCTCGTCCATCGAGTCGAAACTCAGGCTCCGCGGCACCCGGTGAAACGCCATGCCGTAGCCTGGCAGCCTTATTGCTACCTCATCACAAGCAATATTCGCCTCGAGCTGCAGCCTCTTCAGCACGTCATGCGCATCGCTGTACTTGAATTCCCCGATATTCCTTACGCACAACTGGCCGATCCGGTGAACCAGTCCGTTAAATTTTGGATTGCGCAACTTGCTGAGATCGGCGCCAAGAACATCGCCGACCTTGTAACCCTTCTGGCGCAATTCGGAAGCGGCCCAAGGATCAGCTGGGATGAGTCCACCTTTGATGACGCGGAGCATTACGCGCTTTTTCTTCTTGCTTGGCTGTTTAGCAGGAAGGCTCATAGCGCCCTCACCTGCACAACAGCCCGAGCGCTCTCTGAATACCGTTTACTGACAAACTGATCAACGATCTGGCTGTCATCAGCCCAGACCAATGCATTGCAAGCGTCATTGATGGCCTTAGCTATGTTCTCGGCATCAGGGCGGCTTGTCGGGTAAATCTCGCCATTGAGCGCGCTCAGCCTCTTTTTCTTAGGCCAACTGGCGGGCGGGGCGACATACAGGCATATCGAGACCGATACAGCGCCATCGATTACAGAGACTCCCTGCATTGCCTGGGACGCGTATATCCGCACAAGGCTTTCGTAATTTGCTGTCTTTTTGGGAGTGTAGGCCGTGACGTAGTTTCCGCGGCGGGCGAAACGTGGACGGCCCTTGGCAATGGGCGTACCGGGGATAGTGAAGGCAATTTCAGTCATTTCAGCTTGCACTCGTACAATTTGCCGTTGAGCTTGACTGCGCCGTAATCCGCACAATCAGAAGCAACCACACCTTTCGTAGTATTTACGCCCACAGCAAACGAAAAGGTACATCCGGCTATCGCGAGCAACACAAAAACAATTCCCTTCTGAAAATCAGACACTCTCAATCTCCTTCTCCGTTTCCTCAACTTCTTTCAGGTCGCCGGGGCGGATGGGGAAGAGATATTCGTCTGGAATGCAGTTCACCCTAAAACCGTTTAAAGGGATAGTGGGGGCATCCACTTTCCACAACCTGTCCCACAATTCATAAGCCGTATTCACGGGGCGCCACAACAAGCTAGTCCCAATAAATTCCTTAACCGTTACAAAATGACCTGAATAGGGCCCTCGCAGCACCATTGCTAGATCATTAGGCTTACATCCCAACATTTGCCACCTCCTTCACCATTCGTTTCAACTCTTCCGCCGATCCGCGAACTGCGATCATCTGATCCCCTTGATATAGCGCGTACCGATTTCCATTCCTGCTGATAATGTGAGTACCGTGCCGATATGCGTCTTTCGGGCCGCTGAATTCCCGTCCGTTGGTTATTGCGTAGTCGGAGATTCGTTACCATTTCACGCCTCTATCCGATTAACCATGGCGATGCGCTCGCCTATCCAAGCCATGCAAGGAACAGCCATAGAGTTACCCAATGCCTTGTACTTCGGTCCATCGGCTGCAGGCTTTCCGTTGTGGAGGATGTCCAGGTAGTCATCAGGGAATCCCTGCAATCGGGCGCATTCCCGCGGGGTAAGGCGGCGTACTTGCATTGACTGTCTTATGTAACTGGTTTGCTTCATACCTGGTTGTGCGGCAAGGGCGCCTACAACCGCCATTTCACGAACCTCGTCCCTTGTGTTTTGAGCAAAACAAACCGCTTGATGTCCTCCGCCGTTTTGATGCGAATTGGCATGCCCCATGCTTCGCAGAGTTGAAGCAACGTTTCCCACCCCGAATCCATTCTGCCCGGATGCTTTGCAGTCGAAGGCGATGGCATGCTGCGAGCCCTGATCCAGCGTGAACATTACATCGCCACCGATGCCGAGGCCGTTCTGACTCTTGCCGCGAGTGGCGTTTTGAATTGCTACCGGAACCAGCGGCGTACCGCGCCCCGTTCCATCCTTGCTTGCGTCAAAGCCTTCGCCGCGTAGGGAATGAGCGATGAGGTTATATTCTTGCGATGCGTTATCAGCGTATGGCCTTGTGGTGAGCGGCCCAGCCACCGCTATAACCGGGTCTTGTCCTCTTGTGTCGCCTGATCGCTCGACGCCCCGGCCACTGCTTGTAAGGCATGGCGCAGTGTCGTGGGCAAATCCTTTCCCCTTTTCTCTGCTCGGCGCAGGATTCCCCGACAGGCTGTGGCGCTCAAAAAGTACCGCTGCGGCACGTCTCCAGTCTCCAAGACATCCGACAACGAAGACGCGACGGCGCCGCTGGGGAACTCCAAAGTGCTGAGCGTCAAGAACGCGGTAGGCGAACCCATACCCGAGTTGCCCCAACCCTCCAAGGAAGGTTCCAAAATCCCTTCCTCCGTTACTGGACAGTACGCCGGGGACGTTCTCCCATACCAAGAAGCGGGGGCGATACCTTGCAGCAATGGCAAGATAGGTAAGCATGAGGTTGCCACGCGGATCATCCAGTCCTTTTCTGAGTCCGGCGATACTGAATGATTGACAAGGGGTTCCTCCCACAAGGACATTGATGATTGCATCAGGCCACTCCTTAAACTTTGTCATGTCGCCCAGGTTCGGGACTGTCGGGTAGTGATGGTCAAGTACCGAGCATGGGAATTTTTCTATCTCGGAAAAGAAGGCGGCTTTCCAACCAAGCGGATGCCAGGCCGCGCTGGCCGCTTCTATTCCGGAGCAGACGGAGCCGTAAATCATGCAACCTCTGTATCGACGTTCTGCGCCACTTTAGAGGTCAGCATGGCTTTAATCTTCGCGATATTCGCCTTCGCCTGCTCCATTGACACACCGCTTTTATCCTCAAGCGCCATAAGCGTGTCTTGATTTACGGCGAGACTTTTGGCATGTTCCGACCCCAATCTGCCGAGCCGTACAGCCTCATTTATCGCGGCATCCCTGCCCTGCTTGTCATGGCCTAGCGATGGGAACCACTTTGGTTTGACGCCAGAATTTCTATTCGCTTCGGTTAGCCGCTCATATGCCGCCTTAAATGCCATGCGAGCCGCTATCTGGTCTCCGGTATCAAGCAGTGGGCGCGCAATGTGTAGCGCCTCTGCCATTTCCTCAGTCATAACGACGCTCGCATCCTCGTCTCGCGGGATCATCGCCCACGCTTCATCTGCAGAAGGCCTGCCATCCGGGCGCATTTCGTTCAGGATTGAAATAATGCTTGCTGGTCGTGGCGCAAATTCACCGCGCTTGATGTGGGCAGAAAACGCATCCCTCACGTCCGGGAATTCATGCTCGGAAAGCGCGTTCCACCAGATCCCGATCACGTCAGGATTGACCGGTTTGTCATAAACCGCCATGGTCGCGATCATCAGTTTCGCAAAATGCTGTTTGTCGTTATCACGCACGGCCGAATTCTCCTTCGATGTAGGTGGAGCCAACCGGAACGCCATTAGCCCAGGCATCAACAGCAGCCTCGGCATCCGCCTTTTCTTTGGCCTTTCTGTCTGCAAAGGAAATGACAGGCTTAACCCGCTCTTTCCGGATCCAGTTACGCCAAGTAGCTTCCCAATCCGCCTTTACCCCTTGCCGCCCAGGTTGTGCAATCCAGTGGTCTTTAAACGAAGCTCCTATTTCCCGGATGTCCAGAACGGATAAATCCTTACGGTTTTTCGCTGCCCATTCCCCCCAGGACTTCGGCAACATCCAGTCAGCAGGCAACCGCGATCCTCGCGGTGCATCTGCTTTTGGTTTTTTAGGGTTTGAGGGATTCAGTGAATCGGGATTAAGGGAAGGGGAATCAGGAATCAAGGAAGAGGGATTCAGGAAGGGGGAATCAGCCGGAGCAGTTCCGTTTTTATCGCGATTAATCGCGAGTCCACCTACCGCGTTGATTGTATTGTCATTTTCATCAAGATCAGGTATCTCGCTGCCCGCTTCCTTCTCATTCTTATGCGGGTTCTGATGCTTAACGAAATTGATAATCTTGATGTAGCGTTGACCTTGCACAGAGTAAATCCGTACAAATCCAGATTTATCCAGATTATTCGCGATTACTTCAAAGTCGCAGTCGTCGTAAGGCAGAAGTTGGGCTTTCAGTCTCTTCGGCCTATGCTCAAGACATCCCTTAAAATCGGCTATCGTCCACATTCCGATAAAGGCGAGCCGATCTAGGGGCGGTAACTCTCCGAGAACATCATTCTGAAAAAACGATGGCTTAATATTTCTGGCACGAGCCATGCTAAACCTCCACCTTGTCTTTCTTTATGGTTTGTAAATTTTGGCTCACGCTATCGCCTCCTCTTGCTCGAATGCGAACAGATCAGGCATCGACATTTCTTTCTCGATGGTTTTTAGGTACTGAACCCCATCAAAGAAATAGGATGTGTTGAGTTCGCTTGCGCGGCCTTTCCTGCCGAGTTTTATTGCCCGGTAAGGAACGGTCATTAAGCCGCCAAACGGGTCGTAGACGACCTCGCCTTTGTTGGAGTACCGTTCTATCAACCGGTCAACAATATCGAACTGTAAGGGGCATACGTGATTCTGTAGGCCTCGCTGAGTCTGAGCGCCATTGAGCGTGATCATGCGGTTTACGTCATGCCAAACGTCCTGATGATGGCTGCCGGGCGCCAGGCTCATGAAGGTAGAAGGCAGAGCGGACATCGCGTCCAGTTCTTCCCCGATCCGCACATGAAACTGATGGTCGTAGATGTTCCGCAGGCTGTAATCCGTGAACATCTTTGCGAGTTTGACTGGTCCGTAGCTGGCCATCTCTTCCGCGGTCAATTGACGGTTACCGCTCGAGCGCCAGAACGCGTGAGCATCCGTTTGCCACCGGGCCCGGGTGTAATCGCTCTTGCTCTTCGTTACCGGAACATCTGCATATCCACGCGTCCGATCGCTCTGCGGCTTCCTGAACAACAACACATACTCAGGCGAGCCCACACCCATCTTGGTACCGTCCTTGCACTGCTCAGACCAACCCAGTCGGTATGTTTGATTGTTCTCGCGCACCACATCGGTTACCACCGTGATCATGCCCATGTAGTCGAAGCCGTGCTTGCGCGCATGCATGATGGCTTCGCAATGAAAAGGGCTTACAGTAGGGACGCCGGCGCCGGTCACATTACCGAACAGGATCCGGTCTTTGACGTGGCAGGCATACATGCGGCCGGGCTGCAATACCCGAAGAAGTTCCGGCGTGAGAAAATCCATCTGCGCCCAAAAGTGATCGTTGTTCGCGGTATGCCCGAAATCGTTGTAGCTGGGGGTGTACTCGTAATGATTCGCGAACGGGATAGAGGTAACGATCAAACTGACCGAGTTCTCATCCTGCCGGCGCGCCTCAATGACGCAATCGTTATTCGCTACCGTGAAATGCTCTCCGCGCACTTCCAGGCGTTCGACGCCTATGGTTCGGGTGAGAATGTCGGCCATTGAGAGATGGTTCAAGCCGTGTTCCTTGATGATTTCCGTCATGTTTGCCACCATGCTGTCGTGCTGCTTCCACTTCATTAGCAGCGATTTGAGGATTTCCCGCTCAGCTTCGGAATGGATAATGTGAATCTCGCAAGCGTGGGTTTGCAGGAAGCGTTTAATGCGGTGAATGGCTTGGATAAAATCGTTGAACTTGTAGCCAATGCCGAGGAATATTGCTTTGTGGCAATGGCGCTGAAAGTTACACCCGGATCCTGCTATCTCTGGCTTTGCTGAAAGGTATTGGAATTTGCCATTCGAGAAATCGACAATCGCCTGTTCGCGCTTTTCCAGGTCTTGCGATCCGTAGATGGATACAGCTTCGGGTAGCGCCTTCTGGATAGCGTGACGCTCAGCTTCCAGATCGTGCCAAATAATGAAATGGGCATCGGGCGAGGCGTTGATGATCTCCATCATCTTTTCGATACGGTTATCCAGGCTATCCCGCTTTTCGGTAGCGGCGGCCTGTAGGCCGAGCGCGGCATCCTTGAACATGATCCCCTGGCCATCCTTCTCGAACCCGCCGGAAATAACCTCAGTCCGGACTTCGTGATAGGTCACCTGCAGATCAGGCTGATCGTAACCATCGTCCGAGAATCCGAGATCGGACGGACGTTGCAGGAAGATCGCCCACGAGTTCAGCCACATCCAGAATTCTTTTTCTTTATGTGGATAGAGCGTAAGGTTGTTAGCCTGCGTGCTGTCGCGCTGAAAGAACCGGGTCAAGGCCTGGCCAGTGTCCATAACGCCGAGGAAGCCTGCGTAGTGAATCAGTTCTTTGTAGCGGTTAGGGGAAGGTGTCGCTGTGGCAACGAACTTATGCTTTACCCCGGCGAACAGTGGCAAGAACTCTTGATATGTCTTGCTCCCGTAGCTGCGCAGTACGCTGGCTTCATCCAGGCTCACGACAGAGAACAGCCGAGGATCGAGTTTTCCATCCCGAATGCTTTCGTAGTTCGTGAGGTAGAAATCGCCCTCCCCCATCTCTTCCGGCCGGCGAATGAATTGGAAATCTATTCCAACCATGGCGCCGTCGCGTTTGAATTCTTGACGAACCCCAAGCGGGCAGACGATCAGAGCTTTGCCCCCGACGCGTTGCCGGGTGAGGCGTACGATTTCGATCTGTTGCAGGGATTTGCCCAAGCCGAAGGATTCAAATAGCGCCCTGTTGCCGCCCTTCACTGCCCACTGAACGCATGCGCGTTGGTGCGGCTTCAGGATCGGATGGATTTCGTGATCCCCAATCTCATTGCCATCGAATGAGGCCATCGGAATTTTCTTGCTCAGGAAATCGATGTAATCCTGATGCTTCATTGCAGCGATTCCTGAACCGGAATCCGAACCGGGTGAATGCCTCGGTCCTCGTTAACCTTGCAGCTGCGTATCGTTTCGAGGCGTTCCAGCCTCTTTGCTGCGATCAATTCGTTTACGCGAGCTGAGACGGTCCCGACTTGGATATTCCCGCCGTGGATCGAGATGTAAACCGCTTGGATTTCCGACAGGCTCCAGTCACCGCCGCGCGTTTCAACGATGTTGCAGATGCGATCCGCCTGAGTCGCCAACTGCTTTACCGGCAATGCGCGGTAAGCCGCGATTGAGCTATCCTGTACGGCGGTCTTCATAGTTCGTCCCGAATTTGTCCCGAGATTCTTCCGGCAATCATTCTCGTTCTGTTGATGTATGCTTCCTCTATCGACTGCTGGCCGTGAGCAAATACTGTAATGATTTCATTGATAAATTCAGACCGGGGCATACCGGCTCGCACAGCAAGAAGGCTGATGATTTCCAAGGTTTCGGGGTCTGTCTGGAACTCCAGACGCTCGCCACGCTTTCCTCTCACCGAGGTTCTGCCGGATCGTGCAAATTTGGCATCCATGTTTCAATCCTTAAAAAAGTCCCCCTCCATTGCGGAGAGGGAAAGCCGTCCGGCACAAGAGGGAGGGAAACGGCCGGGCGGGTAATGGGCGGAGATTCCGGTTATGGTAGAGTTTGAGTTCCACATCAAACTTCATAAAAGGAATCTCCATGGACAGAGTTTTTGTTTCATCCACCAGCATTCGTGCGGTGGGCTATGATCCTAAAACCAGAAAACTCGAAATCGAATTCATCAATGGCGGCATTTATCGCTTCTCTGGCGTTCCGGATACGATTCATGCTCGTCTAATGGCATCCCATTCAAAAGGTCAGTACTTCGCCGCGCACATCAAGGATGTTTATTTGCCCCTGAGGATTCGTTAAGCACTTCGTCAATCAGCGCAATACTTTTTCTGGTGTTTATGACAAAGGTTTTATCTGGCGCAGCACCATCTGCCGCAGTCAGACCATCAAGCGTTACGAGTTCGTATCGCGCAGTTTCTAGCGCTGCCCGTTCTTTATCGTTCACGCCACCTCCTTTGATTTGGAGGGGGAGAGGAAGATGTCTGGGCGGATGACTTTGAGATACATTAGGCGTGCCTTCGGTATGCCATCAGTCTTCCACTGCGACACAGCGCCTACAGTGACCTCGCACAAAACAGCAACAGCGGAAGAGCCGCCGAGCGCATCAATGATTTCGTTATCTGGAATGTTCATGGATAAATCTTAGCACACTAAGAATCATGATGCAAGCGCACTAAGATATTTTTTGTTTACTATACTAAGATGAAAACGCTTGCCGAACGCCTGAAGTTTGCCTTGGATAAATCAGGCAAAAAGAAAACAGATATATGGAAGGGGTGCGGTCTATCGTCCGGAGCTATCTCACATTGGTTTAATAACCCGGAAACAGAGATAAAAGGAAAGAACCTTTTGTGTGCGGCCAGGATACTGGGCGTTCGCCCTGAATGGCTGTCGAAAGGAACCGGAGATCACGCTCTTTCTGAAAGCGAGAAGCTCATGAATCAGATCTCGGAAGCAATGTATTCGCTGCAAGAAGATGATCTGAAACATGTTTCAGATCTATGCGTTTTCTTAATGAAGAAATCCGGGATAACCCCTACTGAAAACTCAGCTGATACAGACGAAACCCAACCAATAAAATCGAAACAAAATAAAAATAGAAACCCGAAAGATAAAGCGCCGGCCAGGAGAAAAGGGGAAATAGATTACGACGGGCCATCCGATTATCAGCACGTCTCCGATATGGAGAATCAACGCAGAAGGAAGAATGACTTATGAAACCCCCGTTTGTACTCACCGACGACACCATATCCCATAGCACCGTCGAAGCTCTTCAGGACCTGCTGAATGATGCAAAAATGGGGAAGCTAATAGGCATTGCCTTTGCTGCCATGTATAAAAAACCGAGACGAAGTTACGTTACGAATACTGCCGGAGAGTTGCATAGGAATGCGACCTTCGCAGTCGGGATGCTTCTGGTGCTCGTGGCAAAACTGCTGCGGCAAATAATCAGCAAGTCTCCGATTAATGACTAGACTATCAATTGTTTCACCGTTAAGAGAGGGAAAAATGTTAAAAGTGGCGGCAGCCCTCGTCATATTTATGATGTGGCCGCATTCTGCGTCGAGCAATCCATCATCGGAATGGATCTACATAACGAGTTCCTATGATGACGATATGTATTTTGTACACGAACCATCCATGATCAAGGAAAAAAATCGTTTTGAGTTTTGGCAACTGATAAATTATGCCAACATCCAGAAGAATGCGATTGGAATCACGTATTTCTCGACGAAATCACTATCGATAATAGACTGCCCAAAAAGGACGAGCATCCTTAAAGAACTGGTTTTTTATTCAGAAACAGACGGCAAAGGAAAGGTTGCAGACCGCGCCACACCCAAAAGCGAAAGCGAAGGCAAGTCCGCAATAATGCCAGGCTCTGTAGGAGAAAGCGTATTCCACGCGGTGTGCGGGAAGAAAACAACAAAGACCAATTCTCAAACTAAACCAAGCGTCGAAGAACAGGTTGCTCAAGCAAAAAACCGCAACCACTACATTACTCATTGGGAGGCAAACGATCCTGGTGCATGGGATGAGGCTCTAAGACAGGACGAAATCTTGCGGAATAACCCGAAATGGATTGAAAAATCCTATGATGCCCGCTTTAAAGAGGTTGTGCGTCGGGTTCGAGCAATAATGCCGGAGGCGACCACTCCATCAAGCGAGCTTCCTGGTTATGTCGAGTTTCATGGAGAACTCGATAAACCTTCTCAGAAGTGAGCCACTGTGCTCCTTGCCGCCTTCCTCGCTACCGTAATCGGCATTTCCGATGGTGATACGCTCACCGTTTTGACTCCGGATAAACAGCAGATCAAGATCCGCCTCGCTGAGATTGACGCACCCGAGAAACGTCAGGCGTTTGGCACACGCTCCAAGCAATCACTTTCTGATCTTTGCTTCGGCAAACAGGCAGAGGTGAAGCCTCAAGCAAAAGATCGGTATAAACGAACGGTTGCCCGGATCAAGTGTGATGGCGTTGACGCCAACGCTGAGCAGGTCAGCCGAGGTATGGCCTGGGTATATCGGCAATACGCCAAGGATCACGATCTATATGTTCTGGAGCATGGCGCAAAGGTAGAAAAGCGCGGTTTATGGTCCGAGCCCTCCCCTATCCCACCATGGGAATTCCGAAAAATGAGACGTCATACTTTATCTCGAGTAGTGCAGTACGTTTAACCTGCCGCTATGGACGAATCAACAACCCGCCTCCTTGCCAACTTGGACGCTATCGACAAGATAGTGCGCGAGCTGCCGACTGTCGGAAAGCGATCTGAATTAAAGGTTAAAACGGACGAGTTGCTGAGGCTCACCGAAATGGCGCGACGAGAACTGCATTTGCTGCATGTTGCTACGGAGAACCGGAAGCGCACGATAGCGCCGGGTAATCATTCGAATGCCAGGACCGGAAAGAGGAATTAATACCCCCACTCAAGTTCTGGTGTACGTTAGTCCAATATCATGATTTCCCTTAATTTGTAATATGGGAAGCGGCCACACCTGGTAGGCAGGTGAGCGGCCATTCCGCATTACAACTTCACGAACGAGGGAATCAAAATGTCTCAGAATGTAACGTATGAAAAGATAAATAGCGATGATTTGCTATATGTTGTGACTAGCCGTGGCGCAGTTGATTTTGAGAAAGGCTGCGTGCTTCTTCAGTTATCGGTAGCAACGACTGTGGAGGCTCTACCCATACCAACTCCAATGATGTTTTCGATTCATCCCGAAATTGCCCAGAAAGTGATTTCAAGCATTCAGGCGTCACTGGCGCGCCTTCAAGCCACTCAATAATTACATTGTTTTCCATATTTCACCTCAATTAAGTTAAGCGCTCAACCAGGGGCTTTATAGCAGTAACGGCGCCAGTGGGTATTACGATTCCCGCTGTCGCCTGCATATCGAACTCCACGTCCGCGACATTCGCCACGAGCACCTTCACGTTTTCGTCATCCTGGATCAAAAATCCGACTGACACACAATCGCAGCAGTTCTGTTTTCCTATCTCGGCCAACCCGGACCAGCCATCAATCACTCGTCTACTGTCTTTCCATTCGATCATAACTAATCGAACTGCCTGTTTCTGCATCTGCTTGTCCTCGGCAATTTCCTGATCCATCCCATAAGCCCCTTCTAAACATCATGGGACTATTGTAGCAGAATGATCTTAGTGCACTAATATTTCTCTTGACTCATGTATCTTAGTTTGCTAAGATTCTCCCATGCCTCACGAACAAAACGAATTGCCTTCCATGAGTCGTCAAGCGCGGGAAGGTTGTAGCAGAAATGAAAAACCCGCCGAAGCGGGTGAGGAACAGAAGGCGGAGCTTGCTTACACCCAACTTTTCAGCGAGCTATCGAGAATAGGTGATGTGGACGCAAGCGACTTAACCAGGTTGATGCCATGCAAAGCGTCTTGTTTGTTGTGGTAACCCTCTGATCCATCAGCAATAGTTTTATGGTTATCAGCGTTGAGCCTCCAGTACCACTGACTGTTTTTGTCACTTTTGAAAAGGTAAAAATACATGAATATCGCTCCTGTTAATTTTGTTGCAGGTAAAGGAACTCAGTTCGTGCAGGAAGGAACCGAGGTTGTCATCTACCGGGATGACATGCCGCTCACAAGAGTTCCCTCCTCTGATCTCCTTGAATATGCAAAGGCACTGTGCGGAATAGAAGGTCATCTGTGGCCGGATAGTGTTGCTTCCGGTACTGATGAGCAAAGCAAGGAATAAGGGGCGTTATTCAACCCATTTCTGTCCCAGGAGCCGCAATCCTTAACTGCGGTGGCGTGCGGAGAAAATTAGAGCCGCTGACAGCCTGGAAAGACAGGCAGCCCCGGTAAGGGCATTTTTAGAGTGTGTTTACCGGGACTGGATGGTTTTGCGGCGGTTCAAGACGGTCCCTATAAATGTCTACCAATCGCTCCGGGTTGCAACCAATGCATGACTTACGCCGGACGGAAAGAATCCGGCGCCCCTGATGAGATGCTGAAATGCATCGAAACGCGAAAGCGTAGGAGCTAGGGCTACGAAGCTTTGCCGCATGACCCCTATAACTGCGGACGGATGGCCGACAGGAATCAGGTAAACGCTGCCGAAAACCCACGTTTGGGCCGCCATCGGAATGCGTGACAGCCGGAGAGACGGCAACGAATAAGGAGATAGCCGTGAGTTGGATTCTGATTGCTGTAATTACAACCATTCACCTTCAAGGTGGAGTCAAGGCTGTGAGCGTAATGACTCATGACTTCGAGAGTAGAGCGGTCTGCGAGCAGGTGGCGAAGCAGATCAAGTTGGAGCTTGCTGGCGCGGATGTGCTGGACCGAGTTAGAGCAAGCATTCTTGCGTTAAGAAATAAACAGGAAAAAATCATGCTGATTGAATCACTGTTTTTCGTTGGAACATGGTTCGCGCTATCGGTTGCCACAGGGCTCTTGTTCGGAGCGGTCGCAGCGAATCAGGATCGGGATACTTGGGAAGATTAGCCTGGAAACAGGCTTCTTCGGAAGCGGCTTTCAGGTGGCGTTGCATTGCTACCTGGTACATCCAACTACCAGGCATCGCTGTTGGAACCCTGAGAGTCGTTCCCGAAGAGTGTGAATGCCCAGGCTGATGGGACAGAAGGAACCTCGGTCGGATAGGACAAACGGGTCGCAACCGTACCTTGTAACGCCGACAAGCCGGAAGAAGTCAGTGCCGGCCACACTCTACCAGTTACTACAGGAGGGGAAGATGGAAACTGAAAAGGAAAAAAAGATGAAAAAGGCCGTGGCTGTGGTCGGCTTCTTGCCCGTAGGCAGCGGCGACGGATATGGCTATGGCGGGGGCGCGGTTCTCACCATCGGCGACAAGTCAATCCATTTTGGAGAAAGCTACGAATCTTCAAAGTTGGCTGAAGAAGTGGCGCGTCGTTGGAATGCAGGTTCCTCATCAGAGCCGGCTCAATCGTGAGCGCTCTAGAAGCCCTCAACTGGCACACGAGGGCGGCAGAGGCCAGCGATGAAACGATTCTATCGCAGCGCAGCCGGTTCGAGTTGGTAGAAAAGCGCCCCGCTCCGCTTGAAATGACGGATACGCAGCGGCTCGACTGGTTCGGCGAGTATTGCGATGAGTACGAGTACGTTGAGCCGACCAAAACAACGATAGGCCATCACGTGATTATCTGCGACGGTCAACGCACGATTGATGCGTCTTTCAGGGACGCGATTGATTTGGCTGCGGGCAAATTTAAGGAGGCGAACGAGTGATTAGTCTTGAGAATTACGACTTAAAAAATGAGCAGGACGTATTCAAGCTCGGCCACGAACTGGGCAAGCAACTTTCCTGTGACGTCCTTAATCCGCTCAGTTGCGCAATGGGTCCCGAATTGAGCGTAATTTTTTATGCCGCTCTGCTTGCAGCGCCTGCCGGGAGTATGTATGCGGCTTTAGACCAGGATGGGGCTGATGCGGTTATGAACGAAATCACTCGCATTTCCGGGCAAGTCGCCGACGCGCACACAAAGAACAGACATTAAATTAGAGGAACAGTCATGAATGCAAGACAAATCAGCGAAGCGGTAAACGCGATGCAGAAGGCGCGGACGCTTCTTGCTCAAAGTGAGTTGCCTTATGACGGGCAGATGGTCGGCGTGATTACCGATCTCGCCAACTCTGAGATGGTTTTCAAGATGGAACTTGCGCGGGTTGATGTGCGAGTCGAAGTCCCGCAATAACAGAATAAAACAACAAGGAGAAAAACAATGAACACAGCCCTATCAACCCGCCAGGAGTTTGGCGGAACAAGTCAAACAATGGCGGTCGTCGAGACAGCATCAACCGCTGTGGCGGCTCAATCCAAGGCAATGATTGAATCACGTTACATCATGGCTATGCGCAACCCGCGCAATTGGGATCAGGTGCGGACAGACCTCATCAAAGAATGCCGCCGACCTTCGTTTGCCAATAACAAGAGCGCCTACTACATCAAGCCTATCGGTAACGGTGTGGAGGGGCTGGGTATCCGCTTTGTTGAGGTCGCTCTTCGCTGCATGAAGAACGTTCTGGTTGAAACGACCATGATCTTCGAGGATGAGGTTAAAGAGGTTCACCGCGTATCAGTTACCGACCTTGAGGCAAACATCACCTACCCGCTGGACGTACGGGTTTCCAAGACCGTCGAGCGCGCAAAGCCGAACAGCGACGGCTCGTATATCAGCGTACGCAAGAACAGCTACGGCAAGGATACGTTCACCATTCTCGGAACCGATGACGACCTGCTCAACAAGCGCGGCGCCCTGATTTCGAAAGCCATCCGCACCATTGGGCTGCGCATTATCCCAGGCGATCTGTGCGACGAGGCAGAGGAAATCATCAAGCGCATTCGCCTGGATGATGCAGCCAAGGACCCCGATGCAGAGCGCCGGAAGATCGTTGATGCGTTCGCGGCAATTGGCGTGACCGCTACCGACCTGACCGGTTACCTGGGGCATGGTCTGGAAAAATGCTCTCCTGCGCAGATCGTGACACTCCGCGGCATCTACGGCGCGATCAAGGACGGAGAGGCAAGTTGGCAGAGCGTTATGCAGAACAAGGCTGAGCAAGGAGATTCCCCGGCAGGTAATGGCGGCGGAAAGCCTGTATGTACCGCAGATAGTTTCGAGAAGCGGAAAGAAGGCTGGAAAGCAGTCATCCAGTCCGGCAAGAAAGCTGTGAACGCCCTTATCGCGACCATACAAACCAAGGAAACGCTGACAGATGAGCAGAAGGTAGAAATAGCATCTTGGGCGCCAGCACAGGAGGGTAAATAACATGCAAGTTCATGACTTAGAGCAAGGCTCGCCCGAGTGGCATGCTCACCGCCGCACACACTGGAACGCCTCCGATGCCCCGGCGATGATGGGTGTGTCGAAATACAAGACTCGCTCAGAATTTCTTCATGAATTACATACAGGCATTGCGCCAGAGGTTGATTCGCACACACAGCGTCGGTTCGACGAGGGGCATAGATTCGAGAATCTTGCGCGTTCGCTGGCAGAAGAAATAGTCGGCGAGTCGCTGTATCCAGTCACAGGAACAGAGGCCAAACATTCAGCGAGCTTCGATGGCTTAACGATGCTCGAGCATATTGCTTATGAGCACAAACGCCTGAATGACGCTATTCGCGCCGCGCAAACTGTAGCTGATCTGGATGAAATGTATCACATCCAAATGGAGCAACAGTGCCTTGTGTCCGGCGCGGAGAAGGTTCTATTTCTTGCATCCAATTGGGATGACCAAGGAAACCTGCTGGAAGCAAAGCACTTCTGGTATGAGCCAGACATGGAGTTAAGGGAGCGCATCATTCAGGGCTGGCATCAATTCGCCCGCGACCTCGCAGATTACATCCCGGCAGTTCGGCCCGAGAAGCCCGAAGCCGAAGCCGTAATGCAACTACCCTCCCTGAGCATCCAGACTTCCGGCCAGATCAGCATTATTTCCAATCTTGATCTGTTCGGCCAAAAACTGAATGAGTTCGTGGATGGCCTCGATCTTGAGCCGACTGACGATCAGGGGTTCGCGAACGCTGAAGCCGCTGTAAAGACGCTCCAGAAGGCACAGGATGCGCTTGAGGCAGCTGAAGCCAGCGCACTCGCGCAAGCCGCTGACGTTGACGAGATGCGCCGTACTGTTGCTCTGTATGCGGATACGGCACGTAAGACTCGGTTGATGCTGGAGAGGATGGTAAAGGCGCGTAAGGAGCAGATTAAGGAAGACATTATCAGGAAGGCGAAGACGGCATTTGCGGATCACATCGCCACCCTTGATGCAGAGATTCATCCTATCCGCCTTGTTGTTCAACAACCCGACCTTATTGCCGCCGCAAGGAACAAGCGAACTTTGGCCAGTTTGCATGATTCGGTAAATACCGCGATTGCAAACGCCAAAATAGCGGCTGACTCGGTCGCGAAGGACGTTCGTGCGAAGTTGGCCTGGCACAAGGAAAACTCTAAGGGTTACGAACTCCTTTTTCCGGACCTCCAGCAGATTATCCAAAAGCCCGAAGACGACTTCCAAATGCTGGTTAAAAATCGCATCGATCAGCATAAGGCCGACGAAGCGAAGAAGTTGGAAGAAGAGCGTGCGAGCATCCGGGCTGAAGAGCAAAAAAAAGCTGAAGAAAAGGTGCGTGCTGAGCAAGCGTCAGCAATTAAGCCAGTTGATGCGCCGAAGCCCGTAGAGTCACTAATAAGGCCGATACCAGTAAAGGCATGCGCCAGCTCGCCATCCGGTCCGTCCGGCAACTCCGCTCTCGTTGCCCTCGCCCGCCATGAACTTGTGTGTTTCCGTAAGAAATTCGCGCCCATCACGGAACTCTCGGCGGTCATGAGGGAGATTGATTCATACCTTGATGTTACCCAATCGCCAGCAGAAGCAAGGAGAGCGTAATGAGAGCAAAGACAATTAAAGCGGTGCTCAACAAGGAAATTGGCCGTTGGCTTGACTCTATCGAGGACGAGAAAGTAAAGGCTCTGGCCGGAGCGAATACGATTGTTACCGGAGGCGCAATTGCATCAATGCTTCTGAATGAGCCGGTAAATGATTTTGACATTTACTTCAGAACAAAAGAGGCCGCTTGGGCGGTTGCTAATTACTACGTTGGCAAGTTCAACGATGCCAACAACGCAGGGATTAAGGCTCAAGAAGAGGACGATGGGCGCATCCGGATAGTCGTTGAGTCTGGGCGTCGAGGCGAAACAGCCGGAGAAGCTCGCACGCTACAAGATACCGGGGAAATAGAGGACACGTACAACGATGCTGAGCAGGCGGCGCTATCGGCCGTTGACGATGACGCCCCAAAGTATCGGCCTGTATTCCTCTCCACAAACGCGATAACCCTATCCCACAAGATGCAAATAGTTTTGCGGTTCTACGGTGAACCGAACGAGATCCACGAGAACTACGATTTCGTCCATTGCACCAACTACTGGTCTATCTGGGATGGCAATCTGGCCCTAAGACCCCTGGCCCTTGAGGCTTTGTTGGCAAAAGAATTGGTTTACGTTGGCAGCAAATATCCCGTCTGCTCGGTTATGCGCCTGCGTAAATTCATAAAGCGCGGATGGGTTATCAATGCCGGGCAAGTGCTGAAAATGATGATGCAAATAAGCGAGCTTGACCTGACAAACCCAGCGGTTTTAGAGGATCAGTTGACTGGCGTTGACTCTGCATACTTTATACAGATTATCGATGACGTGAAAGCGAAAGACCCGGCAAAAGTAAACGCCGCCTATCTGGTCGAGATCATCGACCGCATGTTTTAGCCAGTAAAAGGACAACTTAAATGGCATCAGTAAACAAGGTAATACTCATTGGCAATTTGGGCAAGGATCCTGAGACGCGTTACATGCCAAATGGCGACGCGGTGACCAATATCACTTTGGCAACCACGGAAAATTGGAAGGATAAAAACGGCGAAAAACAGGAAAAAACCGAATGGCATCGCGTCACCTTTTATCGCAAGCTCGCTGAAATCGCCGGCGAGTACCTGAAAAAAGGTCGCCCGGTATACGTAGAGGGGCGGCTTGAGACTCGCAAATGGACTGATAAGGCGGGCGTTGAGCGCTATACCACGGACATCATCGCCAGCGATATGAAGATGATGGGTGATAAACCAAGCGGCGAATCACGGCAATCTGAGCCGCGCCAGCAGAGTAAGCCTTCGGGTGACGCGCCAAAGGGTGATTTTTCCGATATGGATGACGACACACCTTTTTGAAGGGGATCGATATGAGCATAGAAAATAACGGCGGCGCAGCATTTCCGGGAATGGAAGAGGTTGGTAATTCAGGAGATTACACGACCGCATATAACCCTGGCATGACACTCAGGGATTATTTCGCAGCGAAGGCGATGCAGACGCTACTTGCCGCATCGTTTGGAGATAGGTCAATAACCTTCGCAGATAAGTTAGAGGCGGTGGCTGTAGATGCATACAGGCAAGCGGATGCATTACTGGAGGCCCGGAAGAAATGAAGAACACCGACATGAAAAACTTCAGGGCCCGCCCCAAGATCAACAAAGATCGCGCTGCGTCTTTCGTGCTGGCTATCTTGCTAGTTATCGCCCTGTCCGTTCGGTTTGAACCGGCCAGCGCAGAGCCTCAGTTATCCGTCGTAACGTACGACTGCGCTCCGACTATCGAACTCGATATGCCGATTAAGCAAGGAATGCAGCTATGAGCGAATCAACGCAAATAGTCCGGCGCTTGCAAAGGGGTGAGTTTATCCCGGCAGGCTCATGGGACGGGCTGTTAGTTTCGCCACGTATTATCGACAAGCAGCCTGTATGCGAACGCAATCATGATTTGATCCGCTTGATGGTTGCAGATCGCAAATCCAGCGCAGAAATAGCTGACCTCATCGGATGCTCGGTAGTTTGGTTAAACCAATATATCGGGAAAATCCCCGAGCTAAAAGCCGCGAGACTGAAGTTTAAATCCCAAAGAAAAACGGTAGAGACCTCCGCTTGGGATAGGTATCAAGAGAAGCGGCATTGGGTCAAAAAGGCTCTGAAAACACGTAGCCTGGACGCGGTGGCTAAGAAGCTTGGGTTCAGCTTTCGTACGTTGCAATGGTATCTGGCTAAAGATGAAATCGAAGAACTCAGGGCTGAAGTTAAGCGGCTGAAGGAGGTTGAAAATGGGAAATAGAGAGTTCGAGAAGCGGGTGGATAACGACGTAATCAACAACCTCGCTCTGCACAAAGGGATTTTTAAAACGGAGATCGGGCGGCTAACGGATGAAAACGTCGCGCTCAAGGCCGAAGTGGAGCGCGTTTCTATTCTATTCCACGAGAAATGCGATGTAGCAGCGAATAGCAGATGTGGGATTGAGCGGTTGCAGAAAGATTCGGAGCGGCTCAAATGGCTAATTGATGGCGGAATATATGCTTTAGAAGCCAGGGTCGATGAGGCTTATGGATTTGAGGTCAATCTATCCGTGCAAACAATCGACGCCGCAATGAAGGAGACGAAATGAAAATAGTCAAAATTAATGTACAGGACGGACTAGGACAAATCGAAGTCGCGCTTTACGGCCATGAGGCGTCCCGACTTACTAGCTTTCTGAATAAAGCTTCCGTGGCACTCGCAGCCGCCCCGACGCCGCCAGTGGCAATGCAATTAGCTGTTGAACGGTTCCCTGCGATGCGAGATTCCGGCATGCCGCTCGAAGAGCGCATTGAGACTGCGATAGAGCGGATAAAAAGCGGTTATGCCGCAATGCGAATTCCTGTCGAGGCAACCGATCCTGATGTTGTGCTGCAAGACTGCTTAATCGAGTTGACAAGGCTGCGCTCGACACCGCCAGCGCAGGAGGTTGAGCCAGTTGCTACGCGCGTCCATTCCTACGGCGGCTCGACTGGGATAAATGATTATCTGATGAGTGACGGCAGCATTAAGGCCATGCGCCCGGAAGATGTTACATGGACACCGCCAGCGCCAGAGGTTGAGCCGGTAGCATTCCAGTATCGCGTGCAGCCATGGATGATGGCGTGCTTCGGCGAGAAAATCTCCGCTGATAAGGTGGAACGAAATCACAGATTTCTGGAAGAGGCATTGGAGCTTGTGCAGGCGTGCGCATGCTCGCAGGACGAGGCGCATCAGTTAGTTGATTATGTTTACGGCAGACCAGTGGGCATGATCCACCAAGAGATTGGCGGGGTAATGGTGACACTAGCAGCGCTCTGTCTTTCGCATGGACTGGACATGCACAAATCCGGAGATGTCGAGCTTGCAAGGATTTGGCAGAAGGTTGAGCAGATTCGAGCAAAGCAAGCGGCAAAACCGAAACATTCCCCTCTGCCTGTCGCGTCGCCAAACACCCCCGCCGACAACGGACTGAGGAAGGCGGCGGAAGCATTAAGGATTCTTGATCTGCTTGGCTCTGGACCAACTGCCGATAACCTCCGCGCCGAACTGAACAAGGATAAATCATGCTGAAAATTAAATTGCTTCATCCCGACGCTAAGGTTCCGACTCGGGCGAATGCGACCGACGCGGGACTGGATTTGTATGCTCTGGACGATTGTATTGTGTTGCCGAATCAGATCGCGATGGTTAAGACAGGAGTAGCGATGGCGATCCCGACGGGATACGCAGGCGTTATTCATCCGCGTTCTGGACTGGCGATAAGGCATGGAGTTGATCGACTTGCAGGGCTGATCGATAGCGATTATCGCGGTGAATTGATAGTGGCGCTCACAACCGTAAAGCGCTGGCAATTCGAAATAAAGGCTGGCGACCGCATAGCCCAGCTCGTCATCCAGAAAGTCGAACTCTGGAATCCGGTAGTCGTTGACGAACTGGATGAGACTGAGCGCGGGGAGAATGGGTTTGGGAGTAGCGGATCGTGACGGACAGAGAGGCGGCGATACATCGCGCCAGAGTTTATCTACAGGAGGCACGTCGGCGAGCGGGGATACAAACTCAAAGAGGGTTCTGCTTCACCTTGTTGGAATGGGCGGCGAGCGCTCGCAAGAAGGCATTCGCCGTGCCGGCACAAATGGATTTATGGGGGAAGTCATGAGCAAGATCAAGGTATCAGCGCTATCCGGCGAAGCGCTAAACGATCAAGTGGCCCTAGCTCTCGGCTGGCAGCAGCGGATGTGGGGCGCCATCCCGGTCTGGTTCGATCCTGCCAACGAGAATCGGTATAGATGTCATGTGGCGCAGTGGAAGCCTTCGGAGAATTGGGCGCAAGGTGGCCCGCTCATGGAGCAGGCGAAGATAAGTACCATACCGCGAATAAACGGCGCATGGTATGCAGAGATTCCAATGGAAATAAAAAAAGATGGAGTCTTTCAGTTTGGCCATACGCAACTAATCGCTGCAATGCGATGCTTCGTCGATAGCGAAAGTGAGGGGAAAGTAGATGAATAAGCTCCCCGTACTCGATCATGGCTTTGTTCTGTTGAGGAACATGTCTGGACCAACCAGACGCCCCGATGCAGCATTTGACGCCGACGATACCGACCCTGCCAACGCAGCTCGCTTCTCATTCGAGGGACAGGATAAGGATCGTGCGAGAGAGGAAGATTTACGCCTCGATAGCTACCTTATGAAGAACTGGCATACCGGTCCCTTCGAGCAAGTTGTGGTGTGGCTAGAAATGAAGCTCCCTATCTTCGTCGCGCGCCAGTTTGTTCGTCACAGAACGGCGCGATTGAACGAAGCGTCTGCTCGGTACGTTCAATTGCCCAAGGAATGGTATATCCCGACTCTGGATGAAGTCGTCTTACAAACAACTGATAAGAAGCAGGGCGGGCGACCTGTCGATGTCTTTAATCCGGGGGAAGTGGGGAAGGCAAGGGCTTTCCAAATATCGTTGGACGACGCCTGCCGCGACAGCTACGCGAGGTATGAAGCGGCCATCGAAAACGGCATAGCCATGGAGCAAGCGCGCCTATTCCTACACGTCAACCACTACACCCATTGGATATGGCAATGTGATCTGCATAATCTCATGAACGTTCTGGCACGGCGGGATCATGGCCATGCTCAGGGCCCCACTCAAAAATATGCTGAAGCAGTCGACCAACTTGTTCGAAAGCATTTGCCGCACAGCATGGAGTTGTACGATAAATACCGGAGATTTGCGATATGAAATCATCCCAAGACTTCCTGAAAGCGGCTGTACGCATCCAGGACGAGCGCGCCAGGGATTACGACAAGCCGGAAGGTGAGCGCAGCATGGCGGCGACTGTTCAGGCTTTTAACGCCATTACCGGCCAGAGTCTTACCGAAGCTCATGGCTGGCTGCTACTCGAGACGCTCAAGAATGTCCGGCTGTTCACGGCGGCAGGATTCCACTTCGACAGCGCGCTTGACGGCGTTTCGTACTCATCATTGAAAGCTGAAGCGAAGGCGAGGGAATCATGAAAGAACGCCCAATTTTATTTAGTGCACCGATGGTTCAAGCGTTGCTTGATGGCCGCAAGACGCAGACGAGGCGGGTTGTGAAACTGCGCGGAAAAGATGGGGTGCAGGCAACCCATGATTGCTGGCGCTATCTAGAAACTGATTCACTTACCGGAAATCAGGCTGACCGTAGAAACGGCGGAATGCATTTGTGGCAGCACCGAACCGACATAGCTCGGTTGATTGAGGAACGCTGTCCCTACGGCCAACCCGGCGACAGGCTATGGGTGCGGGAGACTCATCTGCGCGCAACAGCGGACGAGATACATTTTCGCGCTGACGGAGATTTTCCAGAGGGCGCTGCAAAGATGCTCGGCGGCTGGCGCCCTTCTATTTTCATGCCACGCAAGTTTAGCCGCATCCTGCTCGAAATTACCGCCGTTCGCGCCGAACGCTTGCAGGATATAAGCGAGGCTGACTGCTATGCCGAAGGGGTAGAGCATGACCACTCGGAAATCGATCACATTTATTGGGTGGGCGACTATTTTGGCGAAATCCAGACACTTGAGTCCGCCGTCGCTTGCTACAAAATCCTATGGGAAACCATCAACGGCGCGGGTAGTTGGGACGCCAATCCTTTCGTTTGGGCAATTGAATTCAAAAGGATTGGGCAATGAGATACCACGCTGCGCCGCCCGGAGAATGGCTACATCCAGACGATTCGACTCCGCCGAAGGGATCGAAGATACTCATGCTCAACGCTGGCGGGATCGCGACTATAGGCCTCTGGCAGATCGGTATGGCCGCATGGATGCCGCTGCCGAAGGTTGGTCCCGAGTTGAAGGATAGGCTTAGGGATGAGGGACGGTTGAAGTGAGCGCTCTACTCGACAAACAAACCATCATAGACGGTTGCACAGCTCGGGCGAAAGAGTTGCTGCAAGGCGCTGGTAACTTGCCGAGGAATGATCTGGAATATCTCGCTCAATCTATCTCGAAGATGAAAGATCAGCGGCTTATCTCGTGCGTTGCTGAGTTGATGAAATGGGGCGACGACGAGCGAGCGGAGTTGGAAACCATGATGGCGATCGGCATTGAGGCCATGAAACTATGCACGCCAAGCAAGTTGAGGGATGCGGCAAGAAGGGTTGAGTTGCGGTATCACTTGAGGGAAGGTTGAAGTGACACGGCTTTTAACAATTCCGCAAGCAGCAGAGCGGTTATCAATCTCCCGGCGAACGCTCGAGCGGGAAATCAACGACGGCGAAATAGCTGTCTGCCGGGTTCGAGGCAGGGTTCTAATTGCGGAATCTGACTTAAACGCTTATATTTCCCGGCTGCGCACATATACGGAGAAAACGGAAATATGCCCCGGAAACGTGGCGACATTTGGTATGCCCGCCTACAAATCAAAGGTCGGGGCGTTGAAGTCTCTCTTGGACGGGGAGCGACGCGCCAAGACGCGCTTCAGCTAGAAGCGAAGATCAGAAAGGATGCTGTAGCGGGCCGTCTCGGGCATGCCCCAAAAAGAACTATTGAAGAGGCGTTGGTAAAGTGGTTGACCGGAGAGGCGAAGATACTCAAAAGTTACCAGAATTTACTCTGCAAAGTGTCGGCCATTGAACCATACTGTTCTGGCGTCCCTCTGCATGAAATCGTCAAGGTTGCAGAAACGATAAAAGCAGATGGCATAAAGTCCGGATTAAAACCTGCCACCATAAACCGCCGCCTTGCCATCCTGCGCCGCGTAGCGAATCTAGCCCACGATCAGTGGGGATGGCTAGACCAAAGTTTAGGACAGCGAATCAAACTTCTGTCCGGCGAAGCGCGCCGCGACATTTACCTTACTCCCGAACAAGCATCAAACCTTGCTGCGGTATGCGAGCACCCAAGGGTGGCTGATGCAATCCTGCTGGCGTGCATGTCGGGATTACGGGAAACCGAATTGCTGAACCTTATGCCTGACCATATCCGCGATGGCTGCATCTTCATAAAAGTAGCGAAGTCGGGCAAGCCCCGGCTTGTGCCTATACCAGATGAAGCGCTGGCCATTCCCTTACCATTGGATATTACTTACTCAACTCTCCGGACATATTTTGAAAAGGCGCGCGCAACCGCTGGGCTGGATCACGTTCGCTTCCATGACCTGCGGCACACATACGCAAGTTGGTTCTTGCAATCAGGCGGAAATCTGGTAGCCTTGCGCGACTTGTTAGGACACTCTACCATTGCGATCACGGCTGACCTGTACTCTCATCTTGAGACAAGTCACCTTAAGCAAGGCGTTGCTGCAATGGGTAAGATGCTGCGCAGGGAGAAATAGCATTATGCTTTTATCATTGCCCAGTTTTTGTACCAACCTTGCTGGTAAAACATGGGCAAAACTGACGTAACCTGACGTAAAAAAGTTATTGAAATCAACGTGCCCGGATGGTGAAATTGGTAGACACAAGGGACTTAAAATCCCTCGGGCTTAATCGCCCATGCCGGTTCGATTCCGGCTCCGGGCACCAAAGCGTAGTCCAAAGCAGTCCTAATAAGTCCAAAAGTCGTTAATAAACAAGAATATTTTGTTAATTAGCGTCCAGAGACATCCTCTTGCCTCCGTTGACTTCCGGGTAAAAAGACGGGTAAATAATTTACCCGGAGAATATTTTACCCGTCATGGCCTCAGAGCTCCTATCCGCAATTGAAGTACGCAACGCAAAGCCAGGGGACAAGCCGCGCAAGTTACGCGATGGAAAAGGCCTGAACCTGCTGTTGCACCCCAACGGCTCCAAATACTTCCAGCATCGTTACACGCTTCACGGCAAGGAAAAAACGCTGCAACTGGGCGTTTATCCCACGATGGGCCTAGCCGATGCCAGGGCAGCAGCGAAGGCTGCATGCCAACTGGTGGCTGATGGCATAGATCCGGTCCAAAACAAGCGAATACAGAATGCGAAAAAAGCCACTTCCGCGACCAATACCTTCAGGTGCGTCGCCGAGCAGTGGCTCAATATCAAGCAGCGCACGCTGGCGCCGTCGACCCATAGAAAAATAGAAGAAACATTCAGTGTCAACGTATACGCGCGTTTCGGCAACCTTTCGATCAAGGATGTGAGTGCCCTCGTGGTGCGGTGGAACGCGGATCCTCACTGCCAGCAGTAAAACTCATATTTTCGTTGATGAAGTCAACCGATACTCCCCGGTCATTCATTTCCCTAACAAGCCTGAGCATGTCCTCGACGTTAACTCATGTGCAATGTATTATCGATAAAAGGTTATCAATAATCACACGATCGAAAAATCCCGGAAAATTACTACTAGCTTTTACCCTTGATAACCTATTTTATCATGGGTAAAATGCTCCCATGAGGGGCGACCGGCGCCAAACTCAACGCAAAAGATGGGTGGGCAGTCATGAGCAATCGCTTCCTGAGGTGGGTCGACACATGGATCGAGGAAAACATCCCTCCAGGCGCCAATTCCGACATAGAGAGTCATGAAGTAAAGGCAAAGCGGCTGTCGGAGAAACTGTTCGCCGAGGCAGCTGCGGCCAACTTCACAAACTTCGAAACCGAGGAGGAGCGCGAGCGCGTTACGCCCCTGGTACTGGCCGCGGTCTCGGACAGCAGAGACTTTGACATCGATGCCTATCATCTCAAGTCGCAACTTGCGCGGGAGAATGAAGATGGCGACTGA